ATCTGTGCTTGTGCTACTAGAATGATATAACTTCGAATCAAAAATAACTATTCTATTTTCCTTACAATCTACAGGATCTTTATCTTTAAAATAAGTTTTTCCATTAGTTGTTGACATATAAAATATTGCAGTCTTGGTATTGTCGTAGTCTATATGATAACCATGTTGGACACTTTTCTCTGTCTTAGTTAATAAATTAGTTTTTATTTTAACTAAAGTTTTACACTTTAGTTTTTCTAAAAAAGGTAACATTAAATTGAAATAACCTGATAGAACTTTATCATTTTCATAAAAGGTATGAACGAATTGACAATATCCATCACCTATTAAATTAACTCCATTATAAAAATACCAAGGAAATTCATTCCCACAAATTAATTCTTTTAATTGATTAAAATTTTTTTGATCTAAGAATTGATCAATAATTTTCATTCCCAATCACTCTCTACTTCGAATGTCATTTGATAGTCAAACCTTAATTCTTTTAAATATGGTTTAATCATATTCCAATGTTCTTTGGTAGGATAAGAGAAACAATTATCAGATCTTAACCAATGATCTATTGTAGTTTTTTTAATAATATCAGCAGCATACAAACTTTTTTTATCTAAATTTTCTTTTAAATATTTTATAAATTTATCTTTAGGAGGTAGTTGAGGCCTTATTTTAAATTTTTCATCATATACATCTATTAAGTGCTTATTGTTTTTTAAATGTTCCATGGCCACATCCATTGATAATGTTTTTTGTACCGGTTGTTTTGATTGAGATCTATTTAATTTTCCTCTTAAAATTTTGGCTGCATACTTAAAACTATTATCCCCTTTATCCATTGCGGTCGGAGTCCGAAAAAACTTTTTTGATTGCAAGTCCGATGATTCTTGCACATTGTGGGACGATTGCGTTTCCGAGACTTTTGATTCTGTTGGATCTATCTTTGTCCAATTCTCTGGAAATCCCATTAGGAACTCCACAAAGGTCGGATTCAATTTGCCACCAGGTTCTATTGGTTGATTTACTTTGTTCACTACATCGTTCAACTTTGCTCCGAACTTCGTTCCAGTGCCAACCCTCGTTACACTCCAACCTGATGAATTCTGCTTCACTGTTTCTGGTGGTGCTACTACATCCATCTGACAACTTGCCGATGGTGTTGGATACATCTTTAGCCGATCTGCTGCTATCCGTTGACCCAGACTGTGTCCTCTCGTTTTTCCTATGGATGGTGGAACCGTGTTCAACGTGTCCTTCCAATCTCTTGCGTTCGGTGTTGGATACTGCCTTGAGTAATCCATTTGTTTTTGAGTGTCCAATAATCCAGACTCTGTTTCTTTGGTGCCAAGCACCGAAGCCTGAAGCTGGAATAAGGAAACATTGGACTTCGAAACCTTCACTTTCCAACTCGTCTTGCACCTGTCTGAGTACCATGCCGTTTTGGAGGTTAATAAGGCCTTGCACATTCTCCCCAATAACGAATTCTGGTTTAATTTCTTTGATGAGTCTAAACATTTCTGGCCAGAGATATCTGTTGTCATTTGTACCTTTTTGTTTTCCTGCAACACTGAATGGTTGACATGGGAAACCTCCAGTAATGACATCTGCTTCGAATTCTTCTCCTTTGACATCTCTTATATCTCCTTCTATTGGTACATCAGGAAAATTTTTTCGTAAAACTTTCTGACAAAATTTATCAAACTCAACAAACTTAACTGTATCAAATATACCGGTAGAGTGAAGTCCTAAACTAAAGCCACCTATTCCACTAAATAAATCTAATACCTTAAGCTTATTGTTCAACCTGATCTCTCATTTTAAGAAATTTCAATTTAGCTATTTTCAACATACGATCAAATAATGATTCTGCTTTTACTGTATGTATCTTATTTCTTAATTCACCATTAACATATAAAGTTACGTTATTGTGTTCTAGATCAAGCTCGATGGTAAAAAATTCTTTACCCTTTATTTTTTTTAGATCCATCATCGGCCCCATTTAAAAGTTGAGTCCTATAAGTAGCATTAGGAATTTTTAATTTTCTAGCTCTATGGTCTACGTAATCATTAAGTATTTTTGATATCATAGCACCTGGAGCTCTATACTTATCTTTACAAAGTCCTTTTAATAATTTGTAATCATTTATTCTTATTGCAACTGACTTCCAATCTTTTATGTTCATTGTTTCTCCTTTAAGTTTATTTCAGTTAAACGATTCATGGCATTTATAAAACTTTCATCTAATGGCAGTTTTACTTTAAAAATTTTTTTTTCTGAAGTAACTCCTCTTTCTCTAAAATAAATTCTGTTTTCGTCAACTTCAGAAATTCTAAAATATATAGAGGCTTCCTCATCAGTATGACTCATTAAACAAAGTTTTATCTCTTCATCTAAATCGTGAGAGTATTGCTCTAATAATTTTTTTATTAATTCTCTTACTGTCATTTTATTTCCATGTCCTCTGTTAATACTAAAACATCTTCCAATTCCTTAACACCTAATGACTCAAGAGCTTTTTTTAATTTAATATTTTCTTCTCTTGTTTTTTTTAAAGTCTCTGTAAGTTTATCTATATTAGAACACAAGCGATCAACTACCTCTTTTAATTTTCCTAATGAATCTAAATTTCCCTCTGGTTGTTCTCCTATAGGTGGACTTATAGAATCATTATAATTTATAGAAGAATATGTTGGAGTAACATTAGGACCTTGTGTTGTTGGTGTTACATTACGTGACTGACTTGTAGTACCATTTCTTAATATTTCACTCAACTTATACGATGAAGTATAACTTGGACTTACTGCATTTTCATCTATTTCAATATAAGTTTTTCCATCTTTATTTATTGTTTCCATTTTTATCCTCTTCTGTTGGTTCATTTAATCGACACTCTAGTTCATCTTCTACTAAATATGTCGCAACTGTTTTTGTAAATGGATAATGTTTTCTATTTATTTTATCTATAAAATGTATCTCTGCTATAGAGTCTACATACATATCCATATGGAGTGAATCTTCAATTGGACTTCCATCAAAATCATGTGAGGGAATTAGCCCCAATTGTTCATCGACTTGTGTCATGATACTATCAAATACCTGACTTTTACTTTTTTTATTTTTCATGAAATCTTAAATACATGGGATAAGAAGGAAAGTCAAATAAATTATGAAATATATTTTAATATTAACATTGTGTTCTTTAGTGGATAAAACATGCACAGATCCTCATGTTTTTCACACAGATTTTAACAATTTGTACGAGTGTCAATTAAATGGTTATGCACAATCTATGCACAAAGTACAAAAAATAGGTAGTGATACTATAAATAAACATGGTATATATGTTAAGTTTGCATGTAGTGAAGTAGAAACAATATGATAATAAAATTTATTTTATTAGGTTCAATGTGTTGGAATTTTCCTGATGTTGGGACTCAGTGCACACAATATCTTATTAATGATATTAAAGACTCCACTATATGTAGAGATATAGCCCTTGAGAGAGGTAGAACCTCTAAAGACAAAATCGTTGAATTAGGTGGTTTTATGGACCATTATAGTGCTCATTGTATGGCCATTGACTCAGAGGGGTATAATGTTGACCAATCATTCGAAATATCTTATAATATCTTATGACAGCTTATCGTATTAGAGCTTGTATGGGAGGACAGCAATTAGACCATGTAGTCGAAGCTGACACAAGCAATGAAGCGATTTTAAGACTGTCTGAACAAGTGAGCCAGGGTACTGTTGAAATAACTGATGATGGTTTCACAGGTAACTCTAGGATTCACATAACTTATGAGGATCTCGATGAGTCCAGAAAAGATAAAGTTGTTGAAGGAATTAAAACAACTTGAAAATAAGTGGTCAACTGATTTTTTAGATCATGGTCTATGCACAGTTGAAATGCTTAAAACAGAACGTGATATTCGATCTAAAAGAAATGAGATTAAATATCAAGATGTACAAGAAAATTTAGCTGCAGCAGGTTAATTTTTCTTTAGTTTCATAAAAGGAAACTTTTTACCTAGGCTATCTGTCGGCTTTTTAAACTCATAATGATTTATTATTTTTAATAATTTTTCCCTTTTACTTACTGAATACGGAATAAAAAGTTTTGCTAATGCTAACGCTTTTTGATGTGAACACCTCCATCTCCATTGATCTTTTTTATTTAAAGATCCTTTAGCTTTACCTTTAAAATGTATAGATCCTGTTTGAACAATATCATAAAAGTTCTTAATACAATCTAAATCTGTCATTGCAATTTCCATGGCAACGTTCCATTTTAAATAAACCTTACCGTTTGGTTTTTTACATTTATATTGTGCGTAATTTATATTACCCTCTCCATCAAATAGTCCTGCTGCGTATCCTATTAAATCTTGATTATTGTGTGGTATATTTTTTTTATTTAGCATCTCCCCAACTTTCTCCAAGTCCGTATTCAACAACACTTGGTACTTTAAATTGAATTGTATCTTGCATTATTTTTTTTATTTGTTTTGCATGCTCTTCATCTCTTACATTAAAACAAAGTTCATCATGAATTTGAAGTATTGGTAAGTGGCCTTCATTATAACAATCTAACATCGATTGTTTTGTTTGATCAGCTGATGATCCTTGAATTAATCTGTTTAAAGCTTTATATGTATAAGCCCTTTTAATATTATCTTTTCCATATTTAGCTACAGCGTCTTCATATTTTTCTGCAACATGTAAACCAAAATCTCTTGTTTCCCATAAATCAAATCTACACTTTCTGCCTTTTTTTGTTCTTATTACTCCTTTTTCATCGGCTGCATATTTACATCTATCGGATAATTTTTTTACAAAAGGTACCTTTTTATTATATTTAATTATTAATTCATTCGCCTCATCTTTGGTTACCCCTAAAGAAATTGCTAATTTAGCTTTACCCATACCATACATTAGACCTAAACCAATTGTTTTTGCTTGAGTTCTTTCTATACCTACTAAATCTGCAACGGTTTGGTGAAAGTCTGCACTAGCATTTTGATAAGCCTCAACCAATTCATTTGACCCCTCATACCCATCTCCTATTGATGCTGCATAATGAACAGTCATGCGAGGTTCTTGTTGAGAGTAATCAAAACTACCCCACTTATATCCTTCCTCTGGTATAAATAGACTTCTAATCTTTGGGCCAAAATCCTTATTTCTTGCAGGGATTTGTTGAAGATTAGGATTACTCATACTAAGTCTGCCTGATACAGTGCCTCCATTATCTCCTCTTAATTGATTGATTTCTCCATGAATTCTACCGTTCACTTGGTACTTCATGATTGATGATAAAAAAGTTCCGTGAAATTTATTAATCTCTCTTGCACTCACTATTAATTGTGCTATTTTGTTTTTATTATTAATTAACCAATTTTGAGTGAAGGAAGGCTCTTTTGTTTTTTCGGTACGTGGATATTCTAACTTCAACTTGTCAAAAGCTTTGGCAATCTGGCGGGGTGCCCAAATATCTATTTCTAATCCTGTTTCTTTCTGTATATCCTGTAGTATTACTTTTTCTTGGAGCTTCATTTCTTTTTGTAGTGCTTCAGCTTTTTCCACTTGCACTCTCACACCTCGTTGACGCATCTTTATTAGTATCGGAAGCAATTGCTGCTCCATTTCCCAAACAGTAGTTAAACTTTGTGTTGCAATTTCTTGTTTAAATCTTTGCCATAATTTTAAAGTTAATTCTGCATCTTGCTCAGCATAATACCCAACATGTTCTGCAGGCAGTTTCCACATCTCTGCTTTAGGGTCTATACCATGAGCTGCTGCAGCTTCTCTTAATTCTGTTTCCGCTTTTATTTCATTAAGATAGTCTACTGATAGTGCGTTTAAAGAATAAGAAAATCTGTTTTCATCAATGAGTGCAGCTGCAATCATTGTATCAACTATAGGTCCGTGTACCGTGATTCCGGAAGCTTGAAGCCATCCAACATCGTACTGTGCGTTATGAAATATTTTAGTTGAGGGTAAAGCACATACATCTTTCATATATTTTTTCACTTGCTCTGGTATCATGTTTCCACCACCTAGATGACCAAAAGGAAAATATCCTTTCCAACCTTCTACTGCTACTGCGAATCCCACTATCTGTCCTTTACCTAATGCCCAACCAGCTCCTAATCTTTCATTTATGCCATCATCTCTAGTTTCTAAATCTATAGCTATTTCTTTATATCCAGATAAATCTTTATATTCACTTGGAGTATTCCACATAGATTTTTTAAAAGTTAAAGTTAGTTGAAGGCCGTTACTCATGTTTTAAAAAAATATTTCCTGAAAAGGTTATACGATAATCATCACTAGAAAAAAAGGGATAAACTAAATGATTTAAGTTTGAAAAAAACATTAATCCTTTGCCTTCCCAACTTTGGTCAATAAAAAACTCCCGAGTTTTTATTGGTTCTTTAAAGTTAGTTGATAAATAAAAAAATTGTAATACACCAGAAAGATTTTTCTCAGCAACAACTCCTGGACTTACTTTGTGTTCATCAGACATTCGGAATGGTATTTTTCCAAATATTATAAAACTTATTATACCTGAGTGATTATGGAATGGATTAAATTCATATTTCTTTTGATAGTTTACCCAAAGTTCTTTTAATTTAAGTGAAGTGGGATTTGTAAGTATATTTAACTTTTGAACTGCATCATTTAACTCACGACTATTTTTTAATTGTTCTATTAAAAAATCCTCTAATAAATAAGTATATTTATCTAATGAAATTTGTTTTCTTATGTTACCTGCAAGTTCTTCATTTATAAGTTTTTTTTCAACTTCAGCAACAGAGATCAGCTCGCTTAATTTTTTTTCAGGCAAATCAAAAACGTATATCATTTTTTATAAAAATTAAGTTGATGGGTCATTAATAAACTCGATGTTATATGCTATTGATACTCTTTCAATATCACTTTTGAATGGAAAAACATAGTGAATTAATTTAGAGGGAAAAATAAACATGTCACCTCTTTTTGGAAAAAAAGTATATTGTTTTATAAAAAAATTTGGAACTGAGCAATTGCTCATAAAACATATAGCTCCAGGGCCATCGCTTTTTATTAATTTATCTTTATGTTTTTTATATTCTTCTTCTAATTCTATAGGTATATCTAGATATAAAACACTAGAAAAATCACCTTCATGTTCATGTGGTGGATTGAACTCTCCCTTTTTCATAAAATTAACCCAAGCATTAGGAATTTTTAAATTATATTTTTCTCTGCTATAGTAGTGTTTAAAGCATTCTAAAAATTGATTTAAACTTTTATTTAAATATTTTTGTAAAAATTCACTATTAATTTTATATTCATTATCTATATGTCCTGCTAATTCTTTTTTAAAATCTAAATTTTTATCAATAATACACAAATCTTTTATTTGATTTAAGGTAGAATCCTCTATTTGAGTATGAAACAGTAATGGTCCCCAATGATAAACTTTAGTCATGATTCATTAACAATCTTACTACTGTAGTTGCTGGATTCAAATCTAGGTCCTTGACGCACCCTGTTAATGTTATACTTATCAATATAGCAATCAGGACAATGATAAATTTTTTTTTCAATAACAACTGCATCTTTTTTACAATATTTGCATTTAATTTTTCTTTTCATCTTTTTTATCTTTAAGATGTCTAATCTCAAGATCACAATAATGTTTAATTTTTTCTAAATCTTGAATTGGGTTTCCTTTAAGTAAGTACCTACAAACATATTTAATTATATTAGCTTGCAATGGATTTAAATTATTTTTTCTTATAAAGGTCCATGGTTGAATAACAAATTTTTTGTAGTGAGATCCTCCAACTTGTCTACCATCTGGAAATGCTTCATCAAATAGATCTTTATTTGTCATTTTTCTCCTGTATGTAAACTAAATAATCTTGTCCAATAGGATAATTAAACTTATAGTCAGATCTAAGTAAATGTAAAGTTTTTCTTGCTCTAGTTACACCAGTATACCAAACCTTACGTTCATCACTTTTTTCTTGTTTATTTTTGTTAGCATAATCAGAGGGGTAATTACCTTTACTATATAAAACAACATGATTTGCTTCTCCACCTTTTACAGAGTGTATTGTATCTATAGTAATTAGTGGATCTTTATCTAACTCTTTTTGGCCATATCTTCTTAACAATCTTATAAAATGTCTTATTTGTCTAGGTTTAAAATTTCTTCGTAAAATCCAATACCATGGCTTTGTTTTTTGATTATCTTCTAAAGTTAAACCACACCATTCTTTCAAAGTTTGAAAATCATATTCTCTAAAATCTGGTTCACTTCTCCAAAATTTATCTAATCTATATGCAGGGTCTTCAAGCTCTCTAATATATTTATACATATTCCTTGCAGCCTTTTTATCTATTTTTTTATTATTAGTTATGGCTGTCCATGCTTTTATTGACTCCCATTGCTTTTGGTCAAAACACTTAGTCCCTTTATTATCTTTGTAATATAAGCCTGCATCTTTAGCTAACATTCTTAATTCATTTACTGTCTCATTGATTCTACCCAATATGTACCAATCCTCATTAAATTTTTCAAAAGGTATTTCTTTAAAAGATAAATAAGCTTTTACATAACCCTTGGACCCACCAGGTAAATATTCTTTTTCTTCACTATCGCTTATACCCCTCCTAATCACTTGAGAAAATTTATGTATAGCCTCTCCAAATCTTTGAGTTCTTCTTAGTTTTACTTTTCGACCTGGAAAAAATTTAGTAAAGTATTTAGGATCAGCTCCGTTCCATTTGTAAATAGCTTGATCGTCATCTCCTGCCAAATATATTCTATCTACTTTAGGTGCCATCTTATAAATGACTGACCATTGTAATGGTGTGCAATCTTGTGCTTCATCTAATATTAAAACTTTTAATGATGGAAAATCTATTTCTTTTATTGCTCTTTCAATCATATCATCGAAATCTATAAACGATCTTTCTCCACCACCTGTTTTATAATGTTCATAAGTGCTTATCTTTCTAAGAAATACGGTTAAAGAATCTCTTTTATAACTCTCTAATTTATAAGCTTCTTCAGGACTTATTAATAAATTTCTTGCTTTACTATATACACCCAAGGACCAATCTTTATACATAAAGTTATCATCTGCTAATCTTTTATCACTTGTCTTTATAACTTTTGTTTGTAGTGCAAAATCAATCGTACAATCTTTTGGATCAAAAACTTCTTCTGGAAAATATCTTCTGCAATAAGTATGTAATGTTTTAAATCTAGAAAAATCATCTGTATTATATTGTGGAAAAGATTCCATTGCTCTTCTCACTGCAGTGTTAACAGCTTTATTTGTAAATGATAAATAAGCTATTTGTTGAGGTCTAACACCTTTTCTTAAATAATTTTTTAAAACTTTTTCTATTAAAGTATAAGTCTTACCTGTACCAGGGGGACCAAATATTTTTATTGTTTTGTGGTAAAGTTTTTTTAATATTTTAAGTTCTAAACTTTCCTGTGTGGAATTCATCATCCATCTCCGATACTGCTTTAGTTTGTTTTGATTTAGTTGCCTTTTTATAGTCTACAAATTTAGGCATCTCTACTGACCACACATTTTTAACTCCTTCATGATAATCTATACGTTCACAACCTAATAAGTGCATAGCCTCTGCTGCACTTTTAAATGTTTTATCGTTACCTAAAAATTTTTCAAAAGTAATTTTTTTAAAATAACAGACATTTGTTTTAGAATCTAAGACAACATAATTATCTTGCAGTTTATCAAAGTCATCTTCTTCAATGTGGCTTTCAAAAAACTTTTTAAGAAAATTATATTTTTCCTCTCCAAGTGTATCTTCAAATTTCATCTTTTGATTTTCAACTGCTTTCTTAACTATAGTGGACATAAGCATCTCAAAAGGGGATGGCCCACTTCTTGGTCTAGGTAATGTGACCCAATAAATTCCATAACGTAAAAGTTTTACTCTAAAAGATTTTTCATCCTTCATATCCTCCGGGCCAATAATAATTTTTTCGCCTTGGAAAATAAAAGAATATTCTATTGATTTAGTGCTTCTAATAAACTCTATTTCTTCAAAATCATCGATTAAATCTGGAACCTGTGAACCAATACCAAGTTTACGAAACTTACATAAATCTTTATTACATATAGGTGTAATGGCTCCAAGCTTAGGTGGACATTTATAATTATAATCTTTTTTAATTACAGATTTGGCAACAGAGTTTTCTACCTCTCTAGGGTCCATCGGTGTAACAAAAATTTCTTGATTTCTTTTGAGAAGAATTGTTCTCATATCTTCAATATTTATTTTACCGTCTGTTTTTTTCATTTCTAAAACACCAACATTGTAAAGTAAGTCATTTCTATGATTGCCAGACCACTTATCCATTATCATTTTTTGAACACATGGTGGATAGTGTTTCCAGTCTTCCTCTGGTTCATATTCTTTTACTTTAATGTTTTGCAAATCTTCTAACGATAGTGTTTTTCTTTTTATAATTTCTAAAAACGTTCCTATTAAAACTGGTGTATTAGATTCATTATATGCAAATTCAGTTGTTGCGTTCATATTAAAATAAGGCATATTCATACACTTATTCATAGGAAATACTTCTAATGCTTGAAAAAAATTTTTATTCCATTCATGCAATTTTTTCAAAACATCTTTTACTGGATACCAATCTTTTAAAAATAAAAATAAATGTAGACCACCAGATTTAGATCTTACTGGCACCAAGGGTAATTGATTGTCTCTAAGTATATCTATAACTTTTTTTTGAGAATAGTCTTTGTAACTTTGAGGATCGATATCAATACATCCCCATTTACAAAGATCTTGTTTTTCTGGTTTGATACCTATTCTTCTTTTACCTTGTAAATGTTCCTTCCAAATTTCTAATGTGACAGGTTCGTGGACCGTGAGTGTTTGGCCAACAGTCTTACCCCGTTCATCTACCTCCCCTGTAAGAGAGGTAGTGATGAACAGTTCAGAATTACCCTCAAATATTTTTAAGAGTTGCTCCTCCATAAAAAATATTAAAAGGGTACGCCTTCTTTACTATTATTTCCTTGTGCTTGATTATCTTGTGTAAAATCTACTTTACCGAAAATATCACTCTTCATAGCACTTTGGTAAAACGCTTGAGTTGTTTCTAATAATTTTAAATTTTCTTGTGTATTTAAAAATTTATCAAACTCAACAACCCAACCATACCAAGAGTTTTGTGAATTAGACTCTTTTGTGGTTGTAAGTCTATAAGCAGTTGACCATGATGGTGGATTAAACATACCATTTTTACCTTGTGCTCTTCTAGACATAATCATTGAATTCCATGTCTTAGATTTTTTCTTTTGCGTAGATTTCATGGTAATTAATGCTTGTTCCATTGGATGATAATTTTCATCTAAAATATAAACAAAATGATTACCAGTATCTTCAATATAGTTTCCGTTTTCTAATCGGTCTTTATTATCAGCACCTCTAGTTGTTTGGGACATAATAGCAGGGTCAGTATGTATATTTACTGGTCTTCCTGGACTGTCTCCCTTATCTTTCCATTCATTAAAAGTATTTATGTAAAGACAAGGCACTACTATTACACCTTGTTTACCTTTCCAAACTTTACCTGATGTTTCACTCCATATGTCTCCTTGCTTAGCAGTTTCAACATACTTACCATCAGTTTCATCTAAAACTGGAGAGTTAGCATAAAGTATTTTTAGGATTGGTAATTTTTGATCTCGAGCAGTTACATACTCTTGACCTTGGCCTGCCATCTCTTCTAAATTTATTTGAGATGGAAGGTTATCTTTTTTAGTCGTCATCGCTTTTTCTTTAGTGATCATGATTATTCCTTCGTGGTTATTTTAGTTTTATTTGCTACATAAGTACCAAACAATTCAGATGGAACATCTTTTCCAAGATCTTGAATTTGCTCTCTAACAAATCCTCTTAACGTACTTGGATGTACTGATGTTTTCTGCTGCACTGCAAGGCCTTTTTGTTTCAGCTCCTCTACAAGTGCTTTAGCTTCATTGTCTTGTCTCATACCAAATTCTAAAGAAACTTGGTTTTTGATCATGTCTCCATGACCATTGTCTCTAAGCCAATTGAAAGCTTCTTCACTTTTAGATGCCGGTATTCTAGCTGAATAGAATGGCTTAACCTCGACAGATGAACCATCTGCTAGTTTAAGCATTGAGATACCAGCTTGTTGCATTAAGTTTGGAATTGTTTGCTCAGAAAGTGTAGTTTCAACTTCTTTCAACTTTTTTAATTCGCCTTCAGTCGTTAAAATTTTCTTCTGAGTTTCCAATAACTTATTGCAAGAATTGGCAATGTCTGATGACATGCCAGTATCTATCGATACGATAGATTCTGCTTCTAAGTCCATAAGAACCTCCTTGTAGCCGAATCAATATATTATTAGTTTGATTTTTGCAAACAAATAATTTAAATAATTCTGCGTGTATAACTATAAAACAAAACCATTTAAACATCAAAGACAGTCGTTAATTGAAGGAGCCAAGCCACTCAACTTTGCATATTTTATGGAAATGGGAACAGGTAAGACAAAAGTAGCTATTGATAACGCTGCCTATTTATTCCAACAAAATGAAATAAAATTTGCATTTGTTATTGCCCCTAATTCAGTTTACCAAAACTGGAAGAAAGAAATAAATTTTCACTGTCCAGAATCCACTAATATATATATTTGGAAAGTAACAAAAGATAAAACATTTAAATTAGATCCTCAAAAACTTACATTTATTCTTATGAATGTTGAAGCATTATCTCATGCCTCTGGAAAAAAATGGCTTGAATATAAGCTACTAAAACATGGTAAAAGTAGTATGATTATTTTAGATGAAAGCACCACTATAAAAAACTTAAAAGCATCAAGAACAAAAGCCATAATAAAATTAGGGAAATTAGCTAAATATAAGAGAATTTTAACTGGTTCTCCTATTACTAAATCTCCTTTAGATTTGTTTTCACAATGTGCTTTTTTAGATAAAAAATTATTAGGCTATGAAAATTATACAGTTTTTAAATCAAGATACGCAGTTATGTATAGTATTGAAAGAGGTGGCTATAACATACAGATACCAAAGTATTATGTAAATCTTGAAGAGCTTGAATATAAGTTAAAAAATTTTTCTTATAGAGTTAGAAAAAAAGATTGTTTAGATCTACCCCCAAAACAATATGTCCAAAGAATGATTGAATTACCAGATGAACAAAGAAAAGCTTATGAACAATTAAAGGCCAATGCTCTGATTGTTTTAAAAGATGATGAAGTATCTTATAATAATAAACTTACTGAATTACTTAAATTGCAACAAGTAGCTAATGGTTTTTTAAAAACAAATGATGGAAAGATAGTGAATTTCAAATCGAATGCTAAATTAAAAGAATTAATGAGTATATTGGAGGAGAGTGAAGATAAGTGTATTATATGGGCTAATTACGTACATAATATAGAAATGATTAAAAAAAAATTAGAGGAGACCTATGGCAAAGATTCAGTGGTTTCGATATACGGAAAAGATTCAGTTGAAGTTCGTAACAATGCTGTTGAAAATTTTCAGCATGATGACGGATGCCGTTTCCTCGTTGGCAACCCTACTGTTGGTGGTTATGGTCTTACCCTTACTGCTGCTAAGTATGTTATATATTTTAGTAATTCTTACAATTTGGAAGTCCGTTGGCAAAGCGAAGATCGTGCTCATAGATATGGTCAAGACTCTCAAGTCACATATATAGATCTTATAGCAACAGATACTATTGATGAAATGGTATTACATAATTTGGAAAATAAAATTAAATTGTCTGCTGAGACTCTTGGGGAACAGGTTCAGAAGTGGCTTTAATTTCTAAGGTGCATATGGTGTCATTGTGTTGAGATCCATGATTTACTAATAAAATTTTTTCTATTTCAAAACCATTCTTTTTACCGATACCACCTGAGTTCCAACCAAATGAAATTACCTTACCATTTGGTTTTATTATTCTAGCTATTTCTTTTTTACAATTAGACCAATAACTATTATTCATGGGGTGATCTAATGATAGACCATTACTATGATACATTTCTTTTAGTTGACGTTGAGAATATGGTGGATCAAACACTAGACTTAATTTTGAGTTATTTTTAATTTTTTTTAAGTATGTTATTGCATCTTCTTTAAATGGATAGGGAAAAGGATCTACATAATCTGATCCTAAATTTTCTTTTATAAATTCTTTTATTGGTTTTATTTCAAACGTTCGATGGTTTGGCATCGCCCAAACTCTTTTTATCATCATGATATTTTCTCACTCTTATTAGCCACTTCTCTTCATATTCTTTTAATTTTGCCTCGTTCATCTTAAACTCTTGATAGATCACATCTTTAGTGCAAACACAAATAAGTCCTTGTTCTATAGGGCCATATTGTTTTTTATGAGCTAATGAGTATGCGGCTATTTGATAATAATAATCTTCTACAAATTCTTCACGTTTAAGTTTATTAGATTGTTTGAAGTCTATTATGGTTGGTTTATCTGCATAGACTCCTACTACGTCAGTAGATCCTGCCCATCTATCTTCATAAGATAAGCTCACTTCATTACCCCATACAGTTTGTAATGATTCTAAATTACTAATTATTTCATGAGCCATCATTCGTGCCTGTGCTCCTTCAGGAGAGAGGTTTAGGTATCCACGACCATCTATGTAGTTTTCAAGCACATAGTGCATCTCCGTGCCTCTGAGGGCCGCTAATGAGGTGATTCTAGCTGCCTCTTGATATCCCACTCTTTCTCTCCAAGCATCTAATCCTGCTTTCTTTTCTGCAGATTGAGTAGCTGATAAAATTGTTGTAACACTTGGTATTTTTTTGTTACCTACATTATAGGTCCGTGAGCCGTCTTCCTCTTGTCTTGTATACTTCTTATAGTTGTATTTATTTTCTCTCTTAAGATCAGTAATAAAAAATTTATTATTTTGTTTTATAAGACGCACATGGTCTTTTAATTTAATTTTAATATAAGAGCAACAACAATTCCTATTAATGTAGTAATAATAAATGCAGAGCTAGAAATCATTATTTTTTCTAGTTTATGGATATCTTCATGTAAATCTTTAATTTTTTTATTAGTTTCTCTTTGCATGATAAGACAAAGTTTTTCATGATCATCAATACGTTGATGAGCTAAAGAATCTTTATGTGTTGACTTTCGTGGCACTTACTATCCCTCCCTTATTGAAAAGGTTAAGAGCTGTGGCTAGTTCAGTATTAGAACCTTGCCCACCTAAACTACCACCACCTTGATTTATAACAGGAAAATTACTAGGTTGCACATTAGGTAAAGATGGTTGGTTATTAATTGATGCTGTTTGTCTATTTATAGTTTGTTGCATATTATCTACTTGTGCTAATGCATTATCTCTGTCAGATTCTGATATTAGTCCATCAGTAAACATTCTACCAATTATTTGTCTATATAGAACTGCCATTTTACTTGGAGTGTTTTCCCCCTTAGCAACTAATTTTGCAGACTCTTTAAATATCAAATTAGAAAATTTAGGATTTAACATTATCTTTGAAGCTACAGCAGGAGCGAGAAGAATTCCTGCTGCTGGTACTATACCACCAAGATAACCTGCTAAACCAATTGTACCTGCTTGACCTAATTGTAATAATTGACCAGCCGCACCAGCTTGTTTTAACTGAATAAAAATACCACCTGGAAGACCTGGTAATCTAGATAAGTCTCCTTGAGCAAAAGCTAAAGTATTTTCTAAGTCTGATAATTTTTTTGCGTCATCACCTTGAAATAAAAATCTTTTAAGTTCAGGTCTTTTATCTAGGGCTTTAGTAAATTTATCTGCATTATAAAATTTTCCAAATTGTTCACTACCACTAACAGATTCAGATAACGCATTTGAAAGATAGTGACCTTTTATAGATTGTTTTAATCGGTCACCTTGAGCTTGTGTTATTACACCTTTGCCTGTATCTGGATCTATTACTTTTTTTAATGCTTTCAACCCAAATTGTTCAGGAACATCTTTTCCTGATAATGCGTCTATTTCTCTAAATAGAGCTCTAGCAGTCATAATATTATCTTGTCCTGCAACTTGTTTGAACACTTGTTGCACTGCTTTTGCATCTTTAGATAATACTAAACCATCCTCACCAGTTTTTTTTAATAGAGTATTGGTAATACCTCTTGTAAATACATCATTACCCTCTCTTACAAATTTATTTGCAAGATTTAAAGCATCTACTGCCTCTTTAGGTATTATCTGATTTAAAGCAGGATCGCCTAATATTTTTTCTACTTGAGCTATTAATTGTCCATTATATCCTCTTGATCTTTTATCAGTTAAGGTAGCAAAATCATCTTGTAAACCTTTTCTTAATTTATCTAATTGGCTAAAACTATATTTACCAGTCCGTTCATCTATATTTTTTAAAATACTATTTATTCGTAAACCTAAGGTTGCAGGAATTTCAGACTCTGTATAAAATTTTTGTATATCGTCAATTGTATTTTTTAAAGTATTAACTGGTATAACTTCAGTATTTAGTGCACCTTTTTCTAATAATATATCATTTACATTTTTATATAATTTATTTGCTGTTTCATCAAATGCACCTCGTGCACCACCTAAACTTTCTAAAAATAATCTACCTATCTCTGCTTCTCCTACTGCAGCTCCTTGCTGAAATTCTTGAAGAACATCTCTTGCAATTATATCTCCAACTTCTTTCGCAGCTTGATATCTTGTAGTAATAGCACCACCACCAACAATAGATTTTTGTGCTATATTTTCAATAATTTCTAATGTTCTATTTGAAGACTTAACACCAGGTGTTAAACCTTGTGCTATTTCCATAGCAGTTTTTTCTAATCCTTTTATATTTTTTGCACTCGTTTTTAATCCAGCTGCTTCAGCAAATTGTGTAACAGTTTGTTGATCTGCAACAAAACCTTTAGATGTTATTTCTTTTAAAATTTTCTTTTGTTCTTCGGGTTTTAACTTTGCAAAATCTTGTGGTTTAATACCTTTTAATATTTGCACTCCTTTTGATTGTAAAGCAAACTCAGCATCTTTAGCACCATCTAATAAATCGTTAAAAGCTTTTGGATTACTTGATCCTAAAAATTTACCAGCTACTTGTGCACCCTTAATTACAATAGGAGCACCGACTGCTTCTGCTAACGCACCCTCTGTTGTAGCTCTTAAAATTTCTTTTACTACATCTTCTTTTGGATCAAATGTTTGTGCAACTGCTGCACCCGTTCCACCCCCAACACCAGCACCTATTGAGCTTTTTGCTAATTGAGTTAAGAAAGGTCTAGCTAACATACCAGCTCTTAACGCAAGACCAGGTAAAGCTAAACCACCTGTTGCGATTGATCCTGCTATAGCTAAACCTGCTTCGGTAAGTAATCTACCAAAAGCTGGAGATGACATAAAACTTTCAGTTAATTCTTCAGCTGGAGCATCAGTAACTTGTGCTGCTCCTTTAGCTTCGATCATTCTTTGAAATACTGCAATTTCTTCTTCATTAGGAGTATTACCTTCTATATCTACTACACCCAGACCTTTTATGTTTACTCTTCCCATACATTACCTCGCTGGTGTTCCATCTGGATTAAAAGTTTCTAAGCTTGAATCAAAATTAGTATCTAAGTTAAAAGCTATACCAAACTTCTCAAACAGAGCAGCATCTTGTTTTGCTACTTCTTCTGCTTTTAATCTAGTTGATACAACTCCGTTTGGATTTAATCTTTTTTCAATATTACCCAATTTATTTCTTGCTACTTCAATTTTAGCGGCAATAACATCAGGTGGATCAGATATAGATGGAAGAACAGCATCGAAACTTGCTTCCTCTGCTACACCAACTTGAGCACCCCTAAGTGCTTTAATAATTGATTTTCTAAAGTCTTCAATTTCAGTATTAAGTAATGCTGCTTCTTTGTTAAATCCTAAAAAAGCTTGAGTCTTTGCTATTCTACCTGATACTGGACCAGTTTTAACTTTTTTTAAACCTTGCTCAATTCTATCCAATGAATCAAATGCTGCTGTTCGATCAGCTGCCTTATCTCTTTCTCCTGCAGTTGGTTTAGAAGCTATACCAGTTACAACACCATTTTTTACTTTAACATTTACATTATCTTCAGGACTAAATCCTAAATTTATTTTTTCACCTTGTGTTGCTTGTCTAACAGTTTCAACACCAGCAGGTTTTGCTTCTTGTATTGAAAGTAAAGTTTCAGGTAGTTTTTCAAAACCAGTTCCTAAAGCTTGTGCTGTTGCAGATATGGAGCTTTGACCTGGAGCTTTTGTAGATTTTAAAAGTGGAGCAGCAAACGATGCAGCAATAATACCTTTTTCTAATGATGATAAACCACCAGTATTAAATTTTTTTGGTGGGTTATATTCAAAGTATCTTTTTCTAAATAATTTTCTAGTTAATACTTTATCCATTATTACCTCGGTTGCATTAAGTTATAGGCAGAATATGCACCTAAACCAGCACCTAAGGCTTGGCCAACTGGATTAGCACCGGGAGCCGTGGTTGCTGTAAGTGTACTCTGAGTAGTTGGTAAATTTGTCATGATACCTTTTAAAAACTCTATTCTTTGATAAGGTTCATAAGATCTTTGTAAAGCTGTTTGTCTTTGTGCATCAAGAGCTGCTTGGCCTATACCTCTTTGAACAGCACCAGCTTGTAATTGTGCTTGAATATCTGCAAGACTCATTGCCTGTTGTTGGGCACCCACTTGACCTAATGCTGTGCCTGCAGCTAATTGTTGTTGTCTTTGATTTTGAGCTGCTGCTAAAGCTGTTTGAAATCCTTGTGCCTGTGCTTGACCGATGTTTGCTAATCTAGCTCTTTCTATTTCAGCTTCTGCAATACCTTGTCTTGCTCCACCAAAAGCACCTGAACCCACAGCTTGTGCTCCAAGTCTGTTTGTTGCAATCTGTGCTTGTCTTGTTATTTCATCTGTTACGTATGATTGAAATGGATTTAAAAAAGCAGAAATATTTGGAGCTGTTTGTGCAGCTTGTAAAGCAGATATACCTGCTCCAACTGTTCCGGCACCAACGCCAGTTTGACCAGCTTGTGTTATAGCTGCTTGTTCTATTCCAGATATAGGAGCAACTTGAAGTGCTGGTAATGAAACTGGTGAAGATGCTAACTTTGCAGCTTGATCATATAGAGATAATTTTCTAGCTTCAACTCCTGGAGCTTCTCTTTGTGTTACAACAGATGAACCAGATTGTGGTTGACTACTGCCGCCACCACCACCAAATATAAAACTCATTATTTAATCTCCTTTGTGTATAAATATCTTTTAACATTCCAACCTTTTGTTTTTAAAAAGGGTTGCCAACCTGGTCTTGCATGAACTGCTATTCTTTTACAATTAGATGATTTAGCAAGACTTTCAATTGTTTCAGCAAGTTCATCTTGCCATAATTCTCTTTTTTCTCCTTTTAATAAAATTACTTCACATTGATTAAAGTTGGGTAGAGCCGTGATGCGTGTTACACAAACACCAAAAACTTTATATTGTTTACCATCATCAGAACCAAACATTATAAATAATTGCATTTGTTTTTCTTTAATTAATTTTTTTAAATCTTCTATACTCATTGGATCTCCATCATACTTAAGACCCTCTCTCAACATAAAATCAACTAGATTCCAATACTCATCTAAAACAGATGGAAATATTTCAAGCACTTCTACTTGTTGTTTTATTTTAGTTTTGTTTAGCTGCATTTGTTATATCGTAGATTCTCTTAAATTTTTTTTGTTGATCGTAGAAAAAATCTGCACCAGCTTTTCTCATACTTTTAAAATTTTTTGGATCAGCACCAGATAAAATACCAGCACCTAAAACTGCATCTGCTCTAGATACAAACTCTCCATCAGCTAATTGTGCTAACATAGTGTCTTCATCTTTATCTCCAACACCCGCACCATCTTCAACATAACCCTCTGCTCTTACATAATTGTTAACATCATTTTCATCATGATCAACTTTAGATGGTAAATAATTTACACCACCCTGATTATATGTAGGAATTGCTGTAGCTAATCCACCTTGATTTGCGTAAAACATATTAGAACCAAAAACTTCTGCTCTAGATGGTAATGCTGAACTAGCTGGTTCAAAACCACCTTTTAATTTTTCTGATTGTTCTTTGTAAGCTTTTTCATAATCTTCTTTTGTAAATGGTGGTTTAAAATCCTCGCCCTCGCCTTCTAGTAAAGGTAAAACTGTTGAAGCTATTAAAGCAGTTTCCAGTTTATTGTCTTTTGCTTTTTTTAATAATGCTTGAATACCTGTTGGTTCTTTTGTTAAACCTGACGTTATTTTTTGTGCTCCAACTCTTCCTCTGTTAAATGCTGCAAGTTGATCTGGACCAGATCTAAATTGAGCCCCAGCAATATCTGCTGCTCTCATTTGAGGTAAGCCTGCGGCTGTTTGTGCTACTTGAGATGGTTGACCAAAACCTAAAGATGAAAAAGCAGGTCCTCTACCAAATGTGCTTTCTGCGCCTAAAGCTCCAGAGGCTCCAACTGCATAAGATCCACCACCAACAATGGCAGCATCTCTTAATGCTCTTTTTGTAGATTTACCTCTAAGTTTTTGAACGCCAAAAGTGGCTAACGCTAATGTAAATGGATCCATATACTATATTCCTAATTATAGCATACATTATACCTTTTTACGGTTTGCTTATCAACTCATCAACAAAACGACCCTCATAAGAATGTTCTCCAATATGATGAATAGGTGCGTTCACATAGGCATAACATTTACCACCTAAATCTTTCCATAACTTACAAAATGAGAAATCTTCACCTAAGTAAGTTTTTGTTATAGGGTCATGAATACAATCGAAAAAATTCCACATATGTGGTCTATCTACATATTTACCATTAATGACTGTTTTTTGTCTTATTTCTTTGTCTGGATGAGCTTGTATTAACTTGTGAAATACTGATCTTTTTATTAACATACATCCAGTAGGACTATGGGTTACTTCCATCACACCATTATCGAGTGTTATGTTGTTTGGATTTTCAACTCTCATCGGATATGTATTTAAACCTTTTTGAAGATCTTCTGGTTTTTTAATTTTGCCTTCTTGAATTTTTCCAAATAATTTATCCCACATCATGGTTTTTAATGGATATGGTATTGAAATAACTTCTTTATCTTTTTCTATCATGTCTAAAATAGATGGAGAATGAAAATATATATCTGAGTCTATAAATAATAAATGTGTGTAATTAGAAGCTAAGAATGATGATACACATAAATTTCTACCTTGCGTTACTAATGAAGATTTCATTAATGAGAATGTGGTCTTTATACCTTTATCTCTACACAATTTTTGAAACTCAAGAAGAGCCTGACAATAATGCATTGATACATCACTATGTACAGGTGTACATACATGGATTGAGTATTTGCTTGTAAATTCTTTATCCTTTGAACCCTGTAAAGTTTCTTCTTGTCCTTTCCAAAGAGGACTTATATTTTTTTCATAAGATTGAGGAGCAACTTTTAATTCAGTGAGTGTTTGATAAGTATCTTGATTAATAAATTTATTTGTACTCATTTAAGACTCCTTGTAGAAAATTTTTCCATTCTAAACCTTTTTTATCCCAATTATAGAATTTTTTAAAATAATTTTGTTGATCCTCTAAATGTTTTTGTATGTAATCTTCATGAAGATAATTAGCTGCTATTTGTATAGCACTGGCAGTGTCCATTGCCATTTTAGTATAATTAGTAGAATAATTTATGTATACAGGCCACTCTGCACAAGTTTCATATAAGGCCCCAAAATTATTTGTTACTACATGAACACCACTAGCCAAAGCTTCTAAAGCAGAAACACAAGATGTTTCTTCAAAAATACTTGGGTATACAAACATATCGTAAGTTGGCATGACTTCTCTAATATATTCATTAGGTTTATATCCAATGTAATTAACATTAGGTAAAGATTCTGCTTGCCTATATAGAGGTTGAAATTCATGATCGTTCATTTCTTTATATTGGCTACCGTACACTTGTGAAGATGAGTAAACATCTAATATAATATTAGGGTTTTTTATTTCTTGCATTGCACGTAATAAAACATTTAAGCCTCTCCAAGGTGTGCAATGGTGAATTAGTCTTACAGTTTCTCCTTTCTTATAAATTTTTCTTTTGGGAAAATTATCTAAAGCATTTTTTATTACGATTGATTTTTCAGTTGGTATATCAAAAAAATATCTAAACTTTTCATAATTCCAATGACTATTAAAAACATACCAATCGTATTCTTTATGTCTTTCTTTGTTTCTAAAAAATTCTTGTAAGTTAGGTTGATCCCAAGAATTTTTTTGCCACAATAAATTTATTTTGTTAGGATTTAAAGGCACCTTACCAGGAATAGATGTACATATTTGAAATTTTTCTAATAGTTCATTAGGAACGTACTTATGGAGTAGTTCCATTTGTAATTCTGTGGCACCTCTAGGATTCATTATTTTTTTGTATGTGCTTCTATATTTACACGAGTAACTTTAATTTCTAAATCTTGTCTGAAATCATCATTAGTTGTATCTGTATTTGGATCTGCTACATCTGCATCAAAGTCAGCTTTAGTAGCATACACTTTTCCTGTTCTTTTATTTTTAATAATTTCTTTTGCCTCTGCTGGTATCTTTGGTATATCATTCATTAGACTCTTCCTTGTTTATGATATTTCTTATACGATCTTTTTTCACTTTTGTTAAGTCTTTTTTTGTGACGACCGGGACGTTTTCTAGGCTTAGGTCTTGGGACGTAATGTACAAATTTTTGTCTAGCCATTTAAAAATCCTATATTAAATGATACTGAAATTCTACTCATATCCTCATAGTGTGGATTTACAAAATGATTAAGATGTGAAGGAAATAAAATAAATGAACGTTTTTTTGGATAAACTATAAAACGATCATAAAAAACTTGATCGTCTATAAAATCATAAGATTTATTAAAATAGGCCGAAGTATCGTTTCTTAAAAAAACAAGTTCCCCATTTTTTTTAGGCACACTTAAATAATAAACTCCAGAAAATTCAGATCCTGGATGCACATGATTTGTATTAAAATTATTTTTTTCATTTTTATTAATCCACAAATTTTTTAATTCAAATTTTGTTTTCTGTCTAAATTTAAAGTTATCACCTAAGATTTTTACAGATTTTTTTAAAATATTTAAACAAATTAATTCATTATCTATTGGATTAGTTTGAAAACCACCCTGATTTGATTTAGTAACTGATTTATTTTTCTGTTCTTCTTCTTTTAAAATTTTTAATATTTCTTCATCAACCTCTGGATTGAAAAATTCCTCTAATATAACGCAATCTGAAAAAAAATTTATTCTATTCATTTGAATATTAGGGCTCAAGATTAATAGTTAGAGATAATTTATTATTTTTTTTTGACAACACCCGATGATTTACACCTTTTGGTATACAACAAACATTTTGAGGTTTCATTGTAAATTTTTGATTACCTACCTCCCAATCGGAGTCTCCATAAATTTGTTTTACTATTACAGTATAATCATGATTATGACTTTCAAAACTAGGTTTTTGTCCAACTTTAGAAAAATAAAAATTACCACTAACATCTAAGCCAACTTCATTAAGTAAAGTTTTGTGAATTTCTCTTAAATCATTATTTAAATCTAAAACATTAGAAATTATTGCAGTATAACCTAAATCGTATAATTCTTTCCATCTTTCAAATTGAAATTCTCCTCTTACATTAAAAAAATATTTATCCATTTTTAGATCATCAACATTAGATAAAATCTCTATACTTGGTTGTCCCCAAGCATATCTATATGGCCACCTTTTATTTATTTTTAAATAATTAAATATATCATTTTCTTCTAAAAGAATTTTTTTTGTTTCTAAAATTTTTAAAGCATCTTTAAGCACGACCATAACCTTTGTGATGTGTCTGTTTTTTTTGTTTAGCCATTTTCTTGAGATCTATCTATTTGTGCGTAACTTATTGCCCCTTGAATTACATTACTTCCTGTAGCTGCTTGTACTGTTATTGCATCACCTGCTTCTAAATTTAAACCTTGAGGTGCAGCGTTAACTTGTGTTTTAGCGGCTAAATCATTTCTAAAAAATTCATACTCCGTACTTGAATCAGAGGAATCTACTAAATTCATGTTTACTAAAATAGAAGATGAAGCATCACTGTTTGCACAATAAATACTTTTAACAATTACTGTTGCATCAGTAGGACAAGTAAATACTGTGGTCTTACCTGTACTAGCTTGTTTGAAACCTTGATTTTTATATCTTATTGTCATGATAAAAAATAATTAAAAGCTTCCTGTTCATTTTTAAGTTCTTGTTGATAAGATGTATTTAGCTTATCTTGCATCGTTCGTAAAGACTGAGTTACTTGTCTTTGGTTTTCCTCAGTATAAGTAGGTGTGGGTTCAGGGATTACAATATCTACTCTGGCCATTATCTCATACCATCTGGTTGTACATCTGCCCTAAACGTTCCATATCTCCAACTCTGATCCGTTGATGTATTGGCAACTTTAATACTAGCAAATCTTGATCTTGCTCTAGTATCAACCTTTTCAGTTGAGCTAGTTATTGTAAAAGGTCCGAGAGGCGAGGATGCTGCAGCCTGAGAAGGGAATCTTCTTAAGTTAATTGTAATTTGTGCATCCCCTTGTAAAACTTTAAAATCTGGAATAAATCTTCTTACACTCATAAAAAACTGGCCATCTCCGCCTTGAGATAAATCGAAATCTCCTGATTGAATAAAAGCAGGGATAGCTGTTTTAGCTCCTGCAGAATCCACCTGATTTACACCTACTTCATGAGCATAGTAAATAGTTGATCCGTTGACATTAGTTACTCCTTGTATTGTTGGAAATGTAGGAGTGCCTGTAGAAGTAAATTCAGTAGCATACGGTTTTTCATAAAGACTGGCATCTGTCCAAGTCGTTCTAGCTAAAGAACCCGTAGTCCAAGTGCCATTTTGATAATTATAAGTTACACATCTATCAACTTGGTTACTACCACTTTTTGCATAGAACCAAGTTATTTCTTCATATAAATGATTAAGACCTGCATACACTGCTTCCCCTTGATTAAAGTTTATACCTAAATTACTTCCAGTAGTTTTAAAAACAAAATCCTCTACTAAACAAGGTAAAGCCTTTACTGTACCATCGTAGACAAAAAAACCACCAGACTCTCCAATCCAATAAACAGCACCATTAACATATTTAATTGAATGTTGTCCAATAGCTCCACAATTTGAACCTACCTGTCTTACTGAAAATGTAAAAGGAGGACCAACAAATTGTATTACATAAGCAGAGGTATCTGTAAGAACAAAAGTATAATCTTTACCTTTTATAGCTCCTACTATTTTAGTTCCAGAATCTAATCTAAAAGTTCCTGCTGTGTTTGTAGATGTTGCCGTGTAATCACTAATATTTTCTTGATCTGAAAATCTTATAAATAACTTATCTTGAGTGCCTGGAGTTCCTATGGTTTCTTCTGTCCCTAACATAAATAGATGTCTGTCACGATCTGAAACAAGTGACATAACAGATGCTGTAGGTGCATTCGAAATAACAGTTGCTCTTGTAGTTAAAGCGTTGGGATTAGAATTAATTGGATTCCATGAAAAGGATCTTCCATTTTTTATAGTAGCTATCAATTGCTCTCCAAAATTATCAAGTGACCAAGATGCGGGATCTATCGTCAAAGTTTGAGATAAAGAAGCTTGGCCCCAACCTGTAAAATATTCAACACCTGCTCCATCTGAATGTGCAGACCTTGTACCTGCTACATCTCTTGTAATTCCTGTTAAATCATTTGAAGAAATTCCAGTATAAGAAATAAATTCTGCTCCTACTTTTATTACTCCCGTGGTTGGAAATCCTGCAGTAGATCCTAATGTTATCGATGTACCAGAACCCCCAGTACCAGCTGTATCATCTAAAAGAGCACCGTTCAAAGTTGAAAAAACTTGTTGGCCACCACCCCACAAAGCTGTACCCCAACCAAATCCATAAGTTTGTGCCAAGGACCCAACTTTTTCATAAGGATTAACAACTGCAGAACCACTATTATTTACAGTTGTGCCTGCTGCTGATGCCATTGTAATTGTAAAATCATCACTACTAGGAACAGAAATAACTTCAAAAGTATTTGTTTCAAAATCTGAAGCTACGTATCCAGCTCCTGATGGTGGTGTGACTGAAGTAAATGTAAATAGGTCTCCAGCTTCTAGACCATGAGCTGCTTTGTTTACAGTTACAGTAGCTGAAGTATTCACGGTATCAAACGTGCAACCTGTTATCGCTGTTGCTAAAGGTGTAATGTCATAAAATGCACCTTCGTAATAAATAACTAAAACTCTATTAGTCCCAATAGCAGCGTACCTTCTTCCATCTAAATCTGCCCAAACAAATTGTTCTCTAGCTGCACCGACTAAAGTGTTTGATAAGATTTGTTCCCAACCACCTATTTTTTCTGGTAGACCATATCTAAATCTAACAAAATCTCCATCAGTCCACTGGCCCTCTGCACCAGTCTCTGTGACTTGTTTATTAAAACCTGGTTGTATTTGTACATTTGTTAAAGGCATATGAGCATTATACCTTAAATAGCTTATCTTTTAAACCTTGTCTTTGTTAGGACTTTCCATAGTTTTTACCGTTTCTGTGGAGGTAGTAAGATTGTTAAAAGTAGGATCTGATATTTTATTAAATTCCATAACAATTTTTACAAGATTGTTTCCAAAATGTTTTAAAAACTCTGGAGACAAATAAAGAGATTTATTTTTTTGAATAATTTGACATTCCTTTTCTGTAAACACTATTTCACAAGAACCATCTTTTTGACTTTGTTTAAATTCCATTATTTTTCTAATCCCCAAAATTTTCTCTTATCTAGATGATAATCTTTATTTTGTCCATTAGAATCTACATAGTGCATAAAAATTTGCATTTGATAATCACCAAAAAATTCTTCTCTCCAATGATTTACTTCACAACCTAAATAAACTGCACCATCTCCAGGATCTAAATCTATAGGAGTTCCGTCCATAAAAATAGGCCACTTTGTTCCATCACTAGATATGTTTAAAGTAACACTTATTTCACACGATGGTCTATCGGTATGTTTTTCAAGAGTTGCAAATTTAGTATACATTCTCCAAAAAGCATAGGAAGGTAATAAAGATTTATTTGTTTCTTTTTCAATAATATTTTTTTTCTTCAACATTAACGCTTCTACTATTGGATCACCGTAAAAATATGTATCACCATTATTACTTTGTTTTAGATCAAAATTTTTAAAATTTATTCTGTGTTTTATTTCTCCATAAATTCCTAATAAATCTATTTCATCTTTAGTTAATAAATTTTTAATAATTTTAAATTTAAAATCTTTTCCTATACTGCCCATGATACAACAGAATACCTTTCTCCTTTAGTTACTGGTTTTACACTATGAGGATATAAAAAATTACTAGGCCAAACTATCATAGTATTTTTTTGTTTATTAATTGTATATTCTTTATCAAAATCTGGATATTTAAAAACTAAATCTCCCCCTTCGTAATCATCATTTATTAAAAAAATGCAACTGTACGTTCTTGGTATTGTTGCATGAGAATCAGTATGAAACTTATAATGACCTCCTAAATTATATTTTAATATTTGTATTTCGCAAATTTCAAAACTATGATGATTCTGAAAATTAGTTAAGTATTTCTCAATTGCTTTTACAAAAGTATTTTGTAAAAAATTAGCCCAATGTACCTCTGTTAAACTTTTAGATTCTAAATTTTTTAAATGCCAAACTTGTGTTTGTCTTATTTTTTTATCTTCTACAAAATTTTTTCCGTTATGAATAATAGTTGCTTGTTCAAATTTTTTAGTATTTTTACAAATTTTGTGTAAATTTTTAAAAATATCATTTGGTAAAAAATTATGAAAAATTTTAACATAATCTTCTAATTTTTTTACTTCCATTTTTTTACATTCCAATATTTTTTTTTATAATTATCTATTAAAAATTTAAAATAAGAGAAATATCTTTTTGAAAGTCTTTTTTTGATTTCGGATATCTTCATTTTCCATTCTTCTCTTTTAAAAGGAATTACTTGTACATAAGGTGTACCATATTTTATAGTTGTTTCTAATGAATCATATTTATCCCCATTAACAATAAAAGGAAAATTAACTTCCAATGTATATTGATCAGTATCAACTATACCTGGTATTATAGAGAATCTATCATCATTATTATTTAATGGAGGTAAAAAAAGTGTAGAATAACCTGGAGGTGTTATAATTGTCCAAGGATTCATTATTTTATGCACTTTTAGATTTTTATTTTTTTCCACAAGGGGACATTTACCCAATTGTTCTACTGGATGAAAACTTTTCTCTACATCAAAATTTAAATTCATACTAACTTGATATGTTGGCTCAAAACATTCTGATGCAGATGATATATATTCAGTTACTTTTTCACCATCTTTATTTATATTATGTCTTATATGATAATCTACTGGCATTTTTAGTAAATAGCCAGTGGTTAAAGTATCCAAAAAAGGCATACAACCTTTTATGGTTTTATTATTAACTTTATGTGATAATTCTTTGAACCAATTTGGTATGTTTGTTTTTATAGGAACAGGTAAATTATCTTTTTGATTTTCTATTAAATCTTTACTAGCCTTGAATTCAATAATGTTTGAGAACATTACCTCTTTTAAATTAAATTATGGAAGTTGTAAAGGGTTTATAAAAGATATTGAGTTATCCTCACAATACTCTTCCCATGTTTTATTTAAAGGATAAGTAAGAGAGTTATAATCTAAGTTATTTAAATAATTTAAATAATTTTCACTTACTGAGTAAAGAGATTTTGACGTATTTGAGGGATTTAAAAATTCTTTAATTAATTTTTTTATTCCTTCGTGATAACCTTTTAAAAAATCTATATGCTCCTCTGTTGTTCCTTGTGTTGGACTAAAAGGAATATCTTCTAGACTCACTTCACCTCCAGACAAACTTGTCATAACTTTATTTAATTTAATTTTAGAAAATTGTTCATCTGTAATTTCTTTTATTGTATAGGCTGACTCATCAACATTTAATTGATTTTTTTCAGTCGTATTAGAAGCTATTCTGTACAAATTATCATGCATAAATATTGCGAAAGCCATTTTTATTGTCCTCCATCATCATAAAATACAATGTATCCACCAGACCCAGTACTACCATTACCAGGATTTGTGCCATTACCTGCAGCTCCGCTACCACCTGCTCCGACACCAGATTGACCATGTAAAAAATTTGCAAAAGTTAATGAAACGCCTCCTGGTTCTGTTCCTCTTGCACCAGTGGTTCCGTTAGAGTTACCAGCTACACCATTTCCTCCGCCACCGCCATTTGCAGTTGCAAGACCAGTTATGGTAGTAGCACCTCCAGCGTTACCTGCTCCTCCAGGGGGATTAGAGTTTTGTCCAACTCCTCCAGTTCCACCTCCGCCTATAGAGTAAGCGTAAGCTGTTGAAGCAGTTACTGATCCATTAAAAAAACCAAAAGATCCTCTTCCTCCAGTTCCACCACTTAAATTCGCAGTCCTACGAGAACCTCCTCCGCCACCGCCTCCGCCATAAACGAAAGCGTAGAATTTTGAAGCATTAGCAGGAGTAGTTATGTTACCACTGCTTGGACCTTGAGATGCATTGATAAGTCTAGGAAAATAAGATCCGTCCCCTCCAGCACCTGACGATGCTGCCGTTAATCTTCCTTGAGCATCAACAGTAATATTTGCAGTCGTATAACTTCCAGCACTTACAGAAGTGTCAGCTAATTTATCTGCGCTAACAGCATCATCAGCGATCATATCAGTTTGAACTTGTACTTCACCAATAGTTCCAGCACTTACGGCTCCTAAAACTCTGTTCGCAGTTGAAGTGTCTTGCATTTTTGCATAAGTCACAGCGTCATCTGCAATTTGTGCAGTTCCAATAGTGCCACCTAAAGTATCTAGTGATACTTCAGTTAAATTTGTACCATCTGAATAAGCAGCATAAATTTTTGCAGCGTCTAAAGTAAAACCTGAGCCCGATGCAGTTTTGATTGTTAAATTTTCTGGATTAGTTAAACCCGTTGCATCAAAAATATAAAATTTTTCTATTGAATCTGGAATAGTACAAATGGTGCTCGCTGCAATCGTTGCAGTTGCGAATTTAACAACCATATTTCTTGCATTTGATAAAGTTGCATCACTCATTGCGAGAGCAAGAGTACTACCACTATTTAAAGTTACTTGTTCGAATCCTGCTATTGCTTGTTGAATTAATTTTAAATTTTGATTTGTTTTATCTCCCCATGTACCAGCATTTTCACCGGTTACCATAAGTTCGAGTTTCAAATCACTTGAGTAACTAGATGTCATAAAATTCTCCTAAATAATTATAATTATACATTTACTATGCAGCTAAATCAACCACTGTCCAGTTATTAGTGACTCCTAAATCTACTTCCTGCCACGCAGTAATATTAACACTTCCTACAGAAGCTGTCATCTGTATACCAGAAACGTCAATATCCGCTGTTCCAGTCGCTGTTACAGACCCAACAGAACTTGTCATAGATAAGCCAGAAACACCTATTATTTGTCCAGGTATTTCTGCGTGTTGGCCTAATGACATTGTGGCTTGTTGACCTGTTACAGGCTCATTTGTAGATTGAACTAATGAAAAAGTGCCTAATGTAAATGTGGTTGCAATACCAGTAACATCTACAGGAGTTTTTAGACCTGCTACCGTTGAACCAATTGAGCTAGTTAAAGATCCCGCACTAGTAACGTCTACGTCTGCATTTGCGTCAAAATCTAATGTTCCTATTGTAAAATCAAGTTGATCTTCAGCTGCAAAAACAGTTATGTCTTGATCAATTTTTAATGAGAAACTTCCAAAAGTAGAAGTAAGTTGTCCTGCACTTGTAACAGAAACTGTTACATCAGTTTTACCAATAGCAGCTCCAATTGATGAAGTTAAAGCTTGTCCAGTTGCAAGTACCGAGTAAGCCTCACCCCAAGCAAGGTTACCCCAAGCTCTTCTACCCCAACCAATACCTGTTAATTGTGATTCGTCTACAGTAGCAGTGCCAATACTAAACGAAGCAGATACACTTCCTACTGGTACACCAATTCCTATTGTAGCACTTCCTATACCTGCTGACATAGTAACAGGTCCAGGATTTTCTATTAAAACAGAAGTGCCACCAACAGTTGTACCTTGAGAAGATGTTAATTGAATACCAGTAACTTCTACTGTTGCGTTTGCAGTAATTGTTACTGATCCTTGAGATGAGGTTAAAGAATTACCTGATCCACCCCAGTCATTTGAACTCCAAGTAGATTGACCCCAATATTCGGAGCCTGGCGACTGTACTAAAACTGTTATGTCAGCCACAAGGCTCCTCCTTTAAATTAAGCTAATCTCAATATAGCAGCCGATGTTGTGAACGCAGGAAACTGTATTGTGAAAGTTCCAGATGTTGCAGTTTTGTCACCACCAAAATCTAAAACAGCTACAGCATCAGTTGTGCTTGAACCACCATCAGTTGTCGTGTTGTAAATTAATGCACCTCTTGCAGTAAGTGTTACACCTACAAAAGATAAGTCAGCAAAATCAGTAATCGCTACTGATGATGAAACTTTTACACCTTGATTTACTAAAGCTTTACCACCAGCTGAATAACCTCCAGTTGGAGATGAAACTTCTTGTGAAGTTGTATAGTTTTCAGTTGATTTTCCTAAAGTTGCTGAGTTTGTGTACATCGCTAACTTATAAGTGTCAGATGATGTATCAAAGTCATGTTTTGCTTGTAGTAATTCTTTTTTAAAAGAATCACAAATTGCGTTTGTTGTTATAGCCATAATTATTCTCCTTTAAATTTATGGACTTGGAGAATCTACTTTTATTCTTGGAACACCATCAGTATATTCCCCTCGTCTTCTTCTACCCATTTGTTGTAGGGCAAAATTTTGTATCTCTTCATTATACTTCGAATTGTATAGGTTGTATAGGTTATCAGGACCTTTTAAAAATCTAAAAGCTTCTGCTAACACTCCATGTAAAAGCATGGACTCCTGATAAGTAGACAAGAATGTATTATTACTTGAGGTAAAATTTGGTGGGTCTTTAATATAGTTTATTTGAACAGTGTCAGCTGCAGCAGGTACAGGTGCTACAAGAATATTAAAATCGTCATAATTAGCATAATATTTTGGTGTCCCTTGTCGACCTGTTCCGTTAAATTCAGATATAAAACTAGTATCTCTTTTTTCTAAAAAGAGCCTATTGCCACTAGAATCTATATGTTCAATCGATCTTAATATAAGAACATCAGATGGTAAAGTTACAGCTCTATTACCTGCTGTAAAATTTGATGTAGCATATTTCCTTAAATCATCATAATCAACTTTACCGGCAACATCTAATTCTACTGATCTTATAAAATCCTCTATAATTGCGTCAGTTAAAACATTACTATCAACCTCAGTATAGTTTCTGACTTGTGTTAAAAAAGCTGAATGTGTTATTGCCATTATGTAATACTAACTCCTACTCTACCTATATTTGTATTTAACTCTCTTCTTCTGTTTTGCAATGAAGGATCTTCTGGAACCATACTATGAATTGTTGTTGTAATTCCGTTAGTAGTAACTTCAAACTCTTGTGTCTTGAATGCAAACTGTCCAGGTAAACTTAAATTAGCTACACCCACTCTTGTTCCTCCTGAGTCAGATATTGTTTGATCTGCAGTAGGATCATTAATAAATTCTTGAGTTGGTTGTTGAAATTTCATAACTCTTGGATTTCTTAATGCTATCGGATCTGCTTTATGATAAGGTGGATCTAATTGTGGATGTTTAGGCTCAAACTCAGATATATGCACTAAAGAACCATTCCATTCTTTTACCATTTCAGTATATGGAAATTCCATTCCTGATCTGTCAGATATTGCTTTTGATCTTTTTCCTCTTGCGTAAGGCATTATACACCATCTCCAAAATATGTTTGAGGAGATATGTATACAGATGCTCTTTGACCATCTTCATTTAATGCTCTTAATAATTCATCCTCATAAAGTTGTTTTAATAATTGTATTCTATCAGGAGATTTTTTTTGTGATAAATAATAAGCCAGACCTGAACACATACATGGTAAAAATCTATATACAACATCAGCTTGGTTTGAATATATACCAGCATCTTGAATTCTATCTATTGTATAGAATTTTAAAGTAGTAAAAGTAGATGCATCAGGTGCTAAATATAAAAAAATTTGAGGTGTGGTTTGCCTATCAACAAAATACTGAGAGGGTTGACCAGTTTCTAATTTGTTTGGAAGAGCTGCATATGCAGATCTATCTATTTTTGTTAAAGCAATATCTTGAGTGCTAGAACTATCAGATGCTGCTGCTGTCGTTGAAATATAAGCTTCTAAAACATCATTTACACTTTGATTTACTGCATACTGTGCGGTCCCTGCTGTTAATGCTACTTCATTTAAAGAAACTTTCCAAAGGTGTATTCCTCTATTGCCCCATTCTGAAAATAAAAGATTTAAACTTCTTCTTGCACTTCTTAAGTCATAACCACTATTAGTCCGAACCCCACACCTTTCGTAGGCTTCTTCAATAATATCATCGATATCTAAATCGAATGCTGAGGTTCCTGACGTTGCCATAATTCATTACATTAAATCTTTATAGTAATCTAAAGATTTTCCTGGTGGTAATTGTTCGTCTTGTAAACCCATTCCTGAAGTTCTAGCTGCACCATAACCTCTAACAGATTTACCCATTGATGCTTTCATCATTTGATCTTCTCTAACTTTTTTAGCGGCCATACCAACGTTAGCGTACATCATTTTTCCTTTTTTAGCTTTTGTCATTTTTCTCGATTTAGCCATTTTTCCTTTTTCTCTTTTCGAGCTTTCAGATGCACCTATCATAGACTCAGTTTTTCTAATGTCTCTTTTATCATCACCTTTGACTGACATACCTTTAGTGGCTTTTAACATTTTACCTTTTTTTGCATATCCCATTCTATTTCTTACTTTTTCTGGAAGCTTTGCAAGTCCTGGATTTTTTTCTTTGTTCACTTGTTTTAACATTTCTCCTCCAACGCTTTTTTTAGTCATAATTTTTGCCAACATCTCAGGCTTTAATTGTATAAATATACCCCCAGGTATTTTATTTTTAAATAAAGACCTTTTTGAAACATTTTTTAATATTTTTAATTTTTCTTTTGTTGTCATAATTCTCTTTAGATTTCTATCATACCACCATAATACTTCTTGGTAAAGGTGCTGACATTTGTTGGTTTACCACCGACTCCTTGTGGTTTAGCTCTTTTCCTCGCAACGGCACTCTTCCTTTGAGATTCTGTCATCCTTGCTGCTTTTGCAGCAGGGACGCATTTTGGATACTTTCGTTTTTGATCCGATTTTAATTTTGAACGACCACAAGGTGCGTATGAACCATCTTTTCGTTTGCTCCCAATATCTACCCACTTCTGATCGAACCATTTCTTTAGTCCCATTAGAAAACACCTTTAAACTTCAAACCTTTTATCGCAGCTCCACCACCTCTAGCTTCTCCACCAGATTGAAACTTTTTTATAACTTCAAATTCAAAATTTTTGGCCTTTCCTCTTTTTGTTCCTGATAAAGAAAATTGAGATGAATCGCCTTCTTCAAGATTACCTCTTGTTATACCCAACGTAATCGCACTATTAATATTTCTTTTGTCTACTTTACTAAATGGTTTTTCAACACTAGATGTAACTTTAGTTTTTCCTTTACCTATATTAAGACCTATTTTAGGAGAAGTAACAAACTCGTCATCAAAAACACCAACACTTGTGCCTACTGTCGTGCCTTTCATAGTTTTTTTTAAATAGTCTGGAATTATTTTTGATTTTTTTTTACCCATTAAAAGACCCCCTTAAATTTTGTACCTTTTATTGCTGCTCCACCGCCTCTTGCTTTCATCATGCCACCTTTTTTTACTCCACCTCTAATTATATAAGGAGTTTTTAATATATCTCCAATAAAATCAAAAATATCTTTACTCCCTGACTCTTTTTTCTTTTTCATCTTTTCATTCATTTGTTTTAATTCTAAGTTACTTACTATTCTAGATTTTCTTTTCATTGGACTAGGAAGCATCCTTGTTTTTGGCTTTTCTTTTGTCATTAAAACACTCCCTCGAATTTCGTTCCTTTGATAGCGGCACCACCTCCACGAGACATACCACCATTTTTAAATCTTTTGTTTGGGACATAATCCATTTTAAATCTATTACCATAACTTTCACCCATAATCGAACCTTTTGGTCTTGCACTAGGTTTACCAACCTTTTGTGGTTTTGTTTTTTTAATTAAATTTGGATTTGTTCTATCTCGTAAAATTTTTAAATCTTTACCACTTAACGGTGAAGTAAAACCCATAGATTCTAATTTTTTTTCGTTAATTTTTCTTAATGTTTTGATTCTGTTTCTTTTTTGAAAATTTATATTTTTTTTAGTCGTCATTAATCATACCCTTATAATAATTATTTAAACTTTTATTAGATACCTCATGACCTGCTAAGTTTCCTTGAATGTAACTTCCATCATAAGGTTGAAGTTTTTGAGCAAATTTTCCATCTGAAGCTTTTACAAGTGAATCTAAAGTTTTAGCTTGTGCTTTATGTAAACCTGATGCCTTATGTAAAGCACTTGCAACTTTTTTAATTTTAGCCTCTCCACCTCCTACTTTACCTGCAGGTTTCGGTCCTCTAAAATCTTTTCTTTTTACACCAGATGGATCTTTAATTTTTCCTGCACAAATTTTACTAGCGTATGCATTAGCATATGCTGATGGATAAACTCGAAATTTTCGCTTTGCTGCGGCTTTTCCTCTTGGGCATAATTTTGTCATGATGCAAAATTATACCATCTATTAATAGCTCAGTCTATGCTTTGAAAAGAGGGTTTCTTTTTCTTTTAATTGCTGCAATGACTCTTCTTTTTTTCTTTTTTTCGTCCCTTGCACCTCTCAATTTACCCTCAATTTGTTTTGGTATTTGTGATCTTGATATTGGCATTTTATATTTCTATTACTATATTTAATGAAACTCTTCCCTTATCTTTAACAGTTGAATACGAACTATGCAACCATTCACTTTTAAATATTTTAGCTTGTGAAACTACATCATCATATTTTTTTCCTAATATTATTGTACCACCATCTGTAGTATGAAAATTATAAACAATTGATATGAAATTATTACATTTAGAATCTCTATGGTCTGTAGCACACTGATTACGACAATAATAATTATATCCTACTCTAAAAATATTTTTATATTTAAATTTAAGCCTTTTTGAAATTTGATTAACTATTACAAATGCATAGATATTAAGAGGATCATCAAACAAATTCTCTTGAAAATTACATGCAGTTTCACATAAAAAACCAGCGTGTTGCACTTCATCTAAAAGGGCTTTGTTAAGTCTTTTACCAGGTTCAGGATTATTTACACCAATCTGAAAACTTTTATTAGCAAATAAAAATTCTAATATATTTAAATTATCAATATTAGATAGAACATCATCCAATAAAATTGGTTCTTTTATTTTTAAAATATCCATTAAACAAGATTTCTAGCAGAACCTAATAGAGGTTTATATTTTGTTTTACCTTCTGATCTATACGCATGTAGATAAGAAGCTCTTGGTGTCCCTTCAATCCAACTTGCGTGAATCCATCCACTGTTAGGTTCACCTGGAGTATAGAACTCAAGGATAAGCTGATCTGGAGAAAGGTTAGATTTAATCCAATCAAATAGTTCAGCATTGTCCACTCCGATACATTCAAAATCTGCCGCCTCTGCACGGGCATGTTGTGACCTGCTCGAGCTTCCAATGGCTTCACACAACTCTACACTACGAAAACCGCTAGTTATCTTAACTCGGCCAAAATGGTCACGTACTGGTTGCAAAATATTTTCGCATAATGCTTTTAATTTTTCTATTTGTTCTGCGTTAGGGTTGTTATTAATACCCTTACGTATAGCAGTGTCTGATTTAGTTAACTCTGAAAGAGTGAAATTACGTGAAAGATTCATATTACTCCTATTCTATAATAAGTTTTTTAATTGATTTACTACCATCAATGTTATCTTCTAATTCTGCAGAACCCTTCCAGCATTTGTACATTACAGTTTCTGAATATTGTCTCTCTGCCTGACGCTTGCCACGTAAACATTGTGCCATACCTTCAGGCTGCAAACGGGCCTCCTTGATCTCGGCGTTGACAAACATAAGCAGGGCTACTACAGATTCTATCATTGTGAATAACTCCCACTACCGTTTGTGTATTTCATTTCTCTGTTTGCATCTTTTAGTTTTTCAATGTCTTCTAAAGCTTTTTTAAGTTGACCTTCAATAAACTCAATTTTAATTTTATTACTCATATTCGTCTCTTGATTTGATGCTAGTTTTTCTACTTGTTTATACAGATCTTCGATAAGCATAAATTGTTCCGAGTCCGCGGGAAGTGAGCCAAGTTGGCCCCGTGGCCATTTTATTCTAAAGTCTGTATTCTCTGTTAAATCTTTTTCCATCAACTCTAATCTTGTTGAGTGTTGGTTTAAACGTTCTACCATTTGAAAATAACCCATGGTGCCGAGAGCAACGATGATTATCAGGCTGGCAACCGTCTTCATAGGCATTTGCACGGCGGCCTCTTCAGAGATGTTTAAAGGTTTATTAGCCAAGTTTCTTTCCTTTGTTTATTCCTTTTTTAATAATATAAGATTGCGTCCCATTTGCTCCAATGTCAACTTCTTGTCGAAGTGTTTTTTGTAGCAATTTTACTTTATTTTTTTCTTTTTCTTTTTTTGAATAACTTTCCAATAGTCTTGTGTCCCTCATACAAAAACTCTCCTAATTTTAGCATAAAATTATCTACTACTCCAAAAAATTTATATATAAATTTATCAATCATTCTTTTTTCCATTATTCTCAAAAGACATATCATCTGCATAATCCATATACGACTCATATGTTCTCTTGTCATCTTTTATTTTTTCCATTTGGTAAAACATTTTATCAGAATCCTCTGTGACCATGCTAGAGTCTTCTGCATCCCAATAAGTAGTTTGGACTTTATAGTCAGGCCAATTGTTATCAGTAGTATAGCTAGTACAGTGCCACAAAATACGATTATTAGGCTGAGCTGCAAAATTACCGTTATCAAGCTCCAATATATGTGCACACTTATGTTCTTGAGGTATTTCAGAATGTTCTGTATCAAGGATATTAACGTCTGGATGAGCCCAGTCGATTGTGAAAAGATATTTACCATGATAAAATTTTTTATCTAAACCTAAATACTTACCTTTTAAACCATCCAGCCAATCAAAACAAGTGACACTAGGCCAGTAACTAAAACAATTCCACAATTCCAACTCGTGGACTTGCATATCGGGCACTTCGGCTCGATCAAATTGTTTTTGGAAAAATGCTGAGATAGGCAATCTCCAATAACACGCACCATTCGGTAACATGATGTTAAATAAGATAGCCCTTCCTGAAATACTGCTAATACTAAAGATAACGCAGTCACTATACTGTCCTTTATTTTCTGTAAGATCATAAAGATACTCCTTCCTTATTTTACAATAAATTGGTGGTATATTTGCATTTAAATAAGCCATTCATATTTCATTTTAAGTAAGTATAACTCAAATCATTTGGTTTTTCAATTTCTTCATATTTTTTTTGTAGATCAACACACAAATTTTTTAACAATTGGTAGATAAATGGTGTAAATTTATTGAAGCACGCACTTTCACAAATAATAACTTTATCAGTTTTAGGTATTTTTAAATCAGATAAATTATTAAAAATTTTAAATATTTCTAGATTTCTTAAAAAAGTATGTTTTAATAAAACTTTCTCATCATAGTCTGAGTTGTAATTTTTTACCCAAACATAACCTTTAATTTTTTTTTCAAACATTGCTCCCATAACCCAACTACCTTCATCTACTTTATTTTCACTTAAATATTGTAAATGATCTGGATTATAAAAAATATCGTGATGATGATCTATATTATAAATAATAGAATTTTTATCTATTAAATCATATGCGTGATGATGTTGTTTAATAAAATATACAGGTATATTTGTCTTAAATAATTTTGTGCAGAGAGATATGATTTCTAAGTTTTGTCTATCTGTTAGGGACCAATCTAAATCAATAGTTAAGATATGTTTAACATTTCCATCTACGTCTTGCTTGTCTAATTCTTGAGTTTGGGTCATTTCTTGTTTTTGCACTAGCTCTTTTTAACTGACCTAAGCTTCTAGCGCAATAACTTTTTCTTCTTTTAGCGTCTTTTGATCCAGGTTTTACTTTACCAGTAACGGCAGTTTTAAGTTTTGATCCAGGATTTTCTCTTCGGTATCTTGCAACACCTGCTTTAGTCATACCTGCACCAGCTTCTGTTTTTCTAAAATATTTTTTGGTTTTAGGTGGTTGCACATCGCCCCCACGCTTAAAACCTAAAATGTCATCGTAATACGAATTAAGCATCAAAATAAACAGTTACTGAATTGCAATTAACTTCTGAAAAACTAACAAAAGCACCACTTTTATAAAGAATTCCATCTTGTGGAATATTAATAGTGCTAATGTCTCCTTCAGTTGCAGTTGTTCTAACTGTTAATAAAGAATCTCCAGAAATACTTTCGTCTCTCACTTCTACACTTCCAATTGCTCCACCTGAAGCCACGTTTGCTTGTCTAACTCTTGTTCTTCCCGCAAATATAGAACCAAAAACATCAGCAGTCATACCTAATGAAACATTTGCTGCTGGTTGAGCACTAACGGTTGCAGAGGTAATTGTTAAGAAAGCAGTTGTAGTTCCAGCAGTCGTAGTTGCTGATCCTGGTAAATTGATTACCTCTGTAGCAGCATTTCCTTTTTCATCTGTTCCAACAATAGTTACTGTGATTGTAGACTCGTCCCCGAGAGTAGTCGCAGTAATTTTTCTAGCAGTATTAGTCCCAAAAGATGTATTTGCTAAAGTAAAAGTTGTTGTTGGTCTAGCAGCCACAGCAACATACGTATTAGAAGAAGCATTCGAGTCGATAAAAGTTTTCGACTTTACGTCACCCATGTACATATTTATTCTCCTATAGTTTGTGGCTCTCCGAAGAGAGCCACTAATTATTTATTACTGATCATCAAAAGGTGTTGCTAAAGTTCCTGTAGCATTTAGTAATCCTTGTACTAAATACAAGTTTGCTGCTATTGCAGTAAATTTAACATAACTACCTTTTAACCCACCTGTTGTTGCAACAGAAGCACCAGCTTCTCCATTTAAGTTCATCTCGTTATTTGTTGCAGCTGGAACAAATTGTTTTCCAGCAGTTGACGCATCAATTCCAAGAGTAACCATACCAACAAATTTGTCAGCAGTGTTAGCAGTTTGGATAGTTCCAGTGAAATCATCTGTAAAAAGAATTTCAAAAGTTGTTCCAATTGTGTTTGCATTATTTGGATCACTTCCTGGTCCTGCAATAGCAGAGTCAGCAGTTGAAACAATTGAAGGTATTGTAATTGCAGTTGGTGTTCCTGCAGGATCCATTGTTACTAATCTTCCCGCATGATCAGCAACATTTAAATCTGTTGCTAAGGTAACAGCTTTTACTGCAGCAGGTCCTAAATTAATAAAACCATTTTTTGATCTGACTGGTCCGTCAAATGTAGTATTTGCCATAATATTCTCCTTTGTATAGCGTTAATTTTGTAGTCTCTATACCGTCTGCCTAGTCAGTCTACAAAATAATTATTTACTAGGTGTTTTTATTATACATAAAAAAAGGGGCGATGTGAACACCGCCCCTTTTAAATAATACTTAATTAGTATTAGCTAGTAGGTAAATTTCCGTTACCAAAAACACATCTTGGATCAGAAAATCCAAAAGAGTATCTTTCTCTAGCTTTAAATCTAACGTTTCCAGTATCAAAGTCTCCTTCAATCGCAGTTTTGATTGGTGATCTAACGAAATGTTTAAATCCATTAGGCACATCAGTCAACAAGAAGTATGAGTCAGTATCAGTTAAAAAGTTATTAACTGCATAACCTTCTGGTACCATACCCATGCTTACAATTGCATTGATATCATTATCTGCAGTAGATGTTCTTTGAGGAGATTTCATCAATCTCTCAGCAGTAAATTGTAATTCTTTTGGAATTATCATTTTTCTACCTTGAGCAGCGATTCTTAAACCTCTTTCATCTACGAATCCAGCAATATCAATTAACGATTGCTCTAACGAAGTTTCGTTCAAGTCTGCAGCAGTTGATAAAACGTTTGCAAATGTACCACCAGTTGCTAGTGGGTGTGCGTTAGAAATTAACGGTACACCGTCTCCACCAGTTACTGCAGTAAATTGTGCTTGGTTTAAAACGTTTGCAGCTTTTACTTGCTTCGTGTTTGACATTGATCTTGCAAGAGCTCTTGTGTATCTCGCTGCAAGTCTGTCATAAAGGTTATCTTCGATTGCTTCTTCAGTAATAGCAAATGCTAAAGCGATTGTTTCATGATTGTATCTAGCAGTGAAAGTTTCATTTGCTTGATCAAACACTACTCCAGCACCTTCTTGTTTAGTTGGTGCAGAAGCAAAACCACTTAACATTACTTCTTCTTCAAAAGCTCTGTCAGATGTTTCTGTTACGAAAATCTCCGCATGTTGATTTTCGTATCTATTATATTCCAGGCCAAATAAAGCATTCAAACCTGGCTCTAGTTCTTTAACTAGCTGTGATCGTGAAATAGCCATATAGTTCTCCTTATTATGCTAAGCCTGTACCACTTCTATAGAAGTGATTGTTGATTCTAACAAGAATATTAGCATTTGAAGTTCCCACATCATCATTTTCAGGATCTTGTGAGATATCAATTGCTTGAACGACAAATGTACTTGCAACTCCTCCTACACCTACATCTAACATTACTTGTGATATTCCTGTTGTTGTACTTCCTGTAGCCGTATCAACAGAGTAGTTCTTATATAGATCTGCTCTTGCAAAAACAGCATCAGCATTCATCAAAAATACTGCATCTGGATCATCCACAACGAAGGCAGTTATATCGCCTGAAGATGGAGTAATTGAGCCAGGGTAGTAATTTGAGAATGTTGGCTTTTTTGTTGTTGGATCATTATAAAAACATCCGTTAAATACACCCACAACAGCATCGCTTGTATTTGCAGTGTGTCTTTCAATAAAACCATTTGAAGTTGGAATTACCAAGTCACCCTGAAATATAGCAGTTCCATAATTATCTTTAATTATGTATCTGTTCTGAGCACCGACTAATGGAGTACCGTCTAGTTTTCTGTATGGTCTTAGACCAAACTTTTCTAGTTGATTTGCCATTTATATGTTCTCCTATTAACAGTTTGTTTTAAATGACCTGCAGCAATTACAAAAAAATTATTTTTTGCGACTACCACCAAAGGTCACTTTAGACTGTCTATCAATATTGATAGGCATGTCTGGGTGCTGTTCCTTCATGAGATCATTATCTACTGCGTTCATTCTCTCTTGAGTAATTTTATTAAAATACTCAGCACGAGATAACAGTATCTCTGTTGGTATCCTTGCCAGCACAAGGCCTCCAATCCCTATACACCCCACGTATTTACCTTCGGTATAGAAAGGATATTTGTTCTCGCCAATCTCCTCTTTGATTTGATCAACTTTTACAAATTCCCAACCTTCCCTTAATTTTTTAGATACATTAGCTGTATCTTCAAAACCTTGAACGTTAGTACGTATCCATCTGTGGGCGTACCCGTTCGGTGCAGGTGGTGCATCCAAACTGGATGGTGGAGTCCAAGTTTTTTTAGCTTCTTTCGAAACTTTATTTTCTGACTCCCGTGAAGTTCTCTTAATTGTACTCATACTATTTATCCTCCTTCACGTATCTAGCGTATTCCTCTAGTGGCACATTTAATCTTTTAGCAATTGCTACCTGTGACTTTGTGAGTTTCACAGTTCTGCGTCCTTGTTGACTACGACCAGCAGAAGCAACTGTTTGGACGGGTTTAGGTGCTTCCTTTTTAGGCTCGTCTTTAGTGTTATCAAAACTATCAGGAAAATACTTCCTAAGTCTTGAATTAACTTCATTATAATACTCATCACTATCTACTTCAATACCCTCTTGAGAAATATTGTTATGAATAGTAATAGCAGCATTAGTCATGACTTCATCAGTTCCAAACCAAGTATTTTCCTCAGCCCATTTTTTAGCTTTTGGAGTAATTTGTGGCATAGAATCTGATGTTCCGCTGTTTGAGGTATCAGCTTGTACGTTTTGTTGTTGTTTACTTTTTTCTTCTTCAACTTTCTTTTTTTCTTCACGATTAGCTAATTCAAGTCGAGCTTTTTCTTTTTCGACTGCTAATTGTGTAAGTTTATCATTAGCCTCCATAATTTTAGAAGCGTCTTGTTTTTCGATAGCTGATTGAAGAGCTACTTTGACTTGTTCTCTTTGAGCATCTACTCGTGCGTCTAATTCTTTTAGATATTGTTCATCAGTAGAATTAAGTTTTTGGATACTTGAGTCAAATTTCTTTTGTATGCCTTTAGCGTATTCAAGTGCAGCTTTTTCTCTTCTTTCTGCTTCTTTCTTTTGAAAGACAAGTTTATCAATTCTTTTTTGATAATCTCTTCTTGACTCACTAAGATTAGGCTTATCATCTTTATTTTCTTCAGATTTTTTTTCAACCTTTTTTTCAATAACTTCTTCCTCAGTTATTTCTATTTTAGGTTCTTCTTTTTTTTCCTCTGAAGGTTTTTCGTGATCTGTATAACCTAGATCAACTTCTCCTAAATTTAAATTAGGCTCAGTTTCTTTTTTAGTTTCTTCCTTTACTTCAACGCTTTCTTCTTTTACGTCATCAGTATCAAGTTCAACTTCTTTTTCTTTGGCTAATAGTGCCTCTGCACTATAATCTTTTTTTTCTGCCATGTTTATCCTCCTTTAAAACAAATGGAGAATATCTTCTGGCTTTCCTATAGTTCCTATAATTTCGTCATCATTGAGTATACGATGTTCACCGTATTTAGTTTGAAATCTATTTCCAGTGTATCTACCATAAACAACGAATTCGCCTTCTTTACACCAAGGTCCTTTAGGGAATTTTTCTTTATCTTCATAACACAGATCTCCCATTTTTACGACTAATCCAACGACAGTTGTCATTTGTATTTTGTCTTGAGTTTCATCTGCGAGAATAACTCCACCTTTTGTTTTAGCTTTACCAGACCATGGTCTAACAAGCATTCGGTATCCTACTGGATTTGGAATGATTTCAAGATATTCTTTGATGCCTTTTGGATCTGTTGGAATTTGTGATTTAACCTCTTCTTTCTTTTTTTCGTCTGAACCGAAATCAGTAAGTTTAGGTTTTATCAATTGTACCATCGTTATCCTCCTTATGCAGGTTTATAATATCCTGAAGCAGTGCTTCTAGAGCACTGAGTCTGCCTCGAGCATACATCAATTGAGATTCCGTTTCAACCCCATAGCATATATGATCTTTTGTGTTATCAATTTCTTTCTTTATTAAATTTTTAAATCTCTCTGTTGTGTGATAATCCATCGTATTTCCTCATAATAATTTTATTTTTTGCTATATGCATAGGTTTTATATCTATAAGTTCGGCTACTTTTATAAGTAAATCAAATTTAAATGATTCATAATCATCTAAAATAATAAAACCATTATTAACTAATCTTTCTCCAAAGAAAACTAATTCTTTTAAAAGATCAATGGTTTTATGTGGTCCATCTAAAAGCACTAAATCATATTTATTATAAATTTTTTTTTCGCCTTTATTATAAACAGGAACACCATCACAAAATCTGTTCATAAAATCTTCATCAGACATTTGAAATAAACTATAATTAGAATAATTTAAAGATTGCACAAGTTGTAACTTCATATCATTAGGGTAAGTAGGACTTTTACCACTTGTGTGTCTAACATTTGAATCTTTATCAAAATGTTCATAATCTATGTCTCCGTAAGGATCAATTCCTATATGCCAATGATTTTTATCTTTTAAAGATTCTAAAATTGTTTTAGAACCCTTACCTAATCTTACACCTATTTCACAAGTAAAAGGATTTTCGTTTTTTATTAATTTACAACATCGTTCTAGTAATTCATACTCAATGCTGTCTCCTTCAATCATAATTTAAAAGGTTGAAGAGCTTGTAATTTTTCCTCTGCATCTGTAATTATAGCTAGTTGCTTATCAATTTCATCTAAATGTTGTGGATGTTCTCCAATTCCTACTGAATTAGTCAAGTATATTTTAATTGTTGCATCGGCTTCAGATATTCTAGCTTTATATCTATCTTCTAAAGCTTGTATTAATACAGTTCGTAGATCCATACTGAATCTATATACTAATAAAAAGGATGTGCAATACTTTTTATTTTACCCTGTGCTTTTAGTTTTTTTAAATCACCCTTTGTCATCTGTAGTAATTCCTCAATTGTATGTTCATTTTTTTGTGCTACTTCAACTTGAGGATTTTTTTGAAGACTAGGCTTAAATAATTTTTTTAACCATTTCCACATTATTTTTTACCACCATTGTTTCTAAATATTTGTGTACCCTTAATGCCATAAATGCTCGCCACGACAAGGATCCATAAATTTGTGAACCATGAAGGGAGCTGCGAGAACATCTCGAAAAAGAGTTTGACTTTGTCCATCGCTGTCGGATCGTCTGATACGACTGCCCAAGCAAGTATAGCTACGGGCAAACTAAGAATTATCAAAACTGCCTCATCTTTCCAGTCTGATTGACGAGCCTCTAATAATTTTCCTTGATATTGTTCTTCACCTCGAGCTTGTCTTTCTGCGTGAAGTAATTGTGCCTCAGACATAGCCATCTTTGCCTTCTGCCTGTTAGCATAAATTTTTGAACCAGCTTGAGCTGCTAATTTAAGTGCTGATAACCACATTATCTTTGTCCTCCTTTTTTCATTTTAACTGGAGGCACTTGTGGGTTTGGTCCCCTTTTAGGTGGTGGCCCATAACTGACTCCACCGGATAAACCTCCAACATTATATGAAACAAAATTAAAAAAATTATCTTTTGGTTTAATTAAATTTGTATCTATAGGTTTTGTTGCTTGAATAGGTGTAATTTTTTGTTGTGTAATTCTTCCACTACCTTTATCTCCCTTGGAGTCAGGTCTACTCTTAGGTCCTCTAGGTGTAAAACCCATTGCTCTTGCATCTATTGATTTTGAATAAAGTGTACCACCAAAAGGCACTGCAAAATTTAAAGCATACTTTATAGCTTGATTGCTCAATCTAGTGCTAGGTGTAATTTCACCTCTAGCTCTTGTTCTTTGATCTTTGAGTCTTTGTCTTGAGTCTTTTGATAAGTTTGGGCCTTTTATACCTGGTTGAATTTGTTGATATTGTGCCATTGGATTTCTACCTTGGCCATCACCACCTGTATTACCAGAACCTCCAAAATCATCTTTTGATGCATCTGCCCCACCACCAAATCGTCTTTTTTCTACACCTTTAATAACACCTTTGTTTTTAGATGCATAAAAAACTTCTATACCTTTTTTCTTTCCATATCTCTCTTTCATGGAAGACATTATCTTTTTACCTTTTTTATTTAGTGGCATTTAATTTTCTTTACCTCTCTTTTACCATACTTATCTCTCCAATACTGTGCTCTTTCGAGCCTTCTCACCCTAAACTCAAGGTTAGTATAACTATAAAATAGCTTCATTTTTAAAAACATAAAAAATTTTTTTATCATTTTTTAACTTTCTTTCTTGCAATATCTAATTTTTCCTCAGCGATTCTAATTCTTTCTGCTGCTTGATCCTCATTATTTTCTAATTTCATTTTTTCTATATCTAATTTTTCATCTATTTCATTTTCTCTTATTTCGTTAGACATCATATCTTGTTCTGATTTTCTTTGTAAATCTAATGCTTTAATATCAAGCTCTCTTTGTTTTAATGTTACTAAAGGATCTTGTTGTTGTCCCATTGCTTCTGATTGAGCAAGTTCCATTGTCAATGTCGCCACTCTTTGAGCTACCATTGCATTAATTTGTATTTGTGCACCTTGTGGATCACTTGCTAATAGTGCAGTCATATTAGGATCATTTGCTATTGTAGCACCAACTTCGCCTTGTGCTTTTAATGAAACGTGTTCAGATATATGTGCTTGTAATGCAGTGTAAACTTGTGGGTTTATTTGCACCATTCTTGTAGACATAAATGCTCTATGAGCATTAATATGTGCATCATGATCTTGTTCAGGAAAAGCTTTTAATGGTTTCATAGCCAAAACATCCATATTTTCTGTTGCTGGATCTTTTGGAAAAGGTCTTTCTAATGGTTTTAAAATTTGGTCTATGTCTTGAGTGCCTAAAGCTTCATATACTCTTCGATATGCCTCTCTTAAGTTGTGCATCATTGGATTTGACATGGCAATCTTTAAATTTTCGTTAGCCATCGTCACTCTTTGAGCCATACTCATAATATTTGGATCTGCAACCGGTATTACATCTACTCGATCATCAAAATCAGACTGTTTTACTGCTCGATCAGCACCATAAACTGAATATGGGTAGATTGGTGGTAGATATGTTGCAAAAACTTTTGATAAAAGTCTAAATTCTCTTCTCATAGAGTAATAACATCGCTTGTGTATTGCACTCATGACCCTCGAACCACGTTCTAATAACGAAACAGTCGTACCAACAGCTCTATTTTGCAGATCATTACCGGTATCCATGTTAGTTATTGCTGCAAATTTTTGTCCTGCTTGTACAACAAAGCCCATTAATTGATATAATGTAGCTGATGGCTCTTTAAATGGTAAAATTTGAAACTGATCTTTGATATTACCCCCAGGTGCATCAACATCTCTAAACTCTCCGGGCTGAAATGGTTGGTCATCATCACGAATTCTTATACCTCGAGACTTAAATCCTGCAGGTAAGTTAGATAATGTACCTGCATCTAACAATTGTCTTAAAGATTGAGTTGCACTTCTTGATAATCCACCAATCATGTGCGTTAAACCAAAACCATAAAACCCTAAACCTGGTAAAAATTTGAAATGAACAAAATATTCTTTACGTTTTTTTGTACTATCGTCTGGATCATAGTTTCTATAAATAGATAAAACTTCTCCAGAGCCTTCATCGATCGTAATTATGTAAGGGACTTTGACTTGTTTTTCTGGATTTTGCATTTCGAACTCTTCTAAATTACAATCAACGTGCATTTCTAATACAGAAAATGAATATTGTTTATCTGCAGTTGGAGATATACCCTCTAATTCTTGGTATTTTTTTTCTATTTGTGTTGGTCCTGAAGCAGTTGGTTTTAATTCTACATCTCTATAAAATCCTGCAGCTTGTTTTTTTAAAATTTCGTTCTCTCCCATTTTAATTACATGGGTAATTCTTTCACAATCTGTTAAATCTGTTGCATAATACGGTACTACTAAATCTTCTGCAGGAATAAATTTTGAAACTGCCCTTTGCATCACTTCATCATAATAAACTTTTTTAAATGCAGAACCTGCTAGTGCTAAGTAAAATAATAACTGATCAAACTCTGGAGTATATTCCTCCATTTCTTCTGTGATCATATAGTTCATAAAGTCTTGAACACGTTGAGCTTGATTTACTTTTAAATCATCTTCAACTCCTAAAACTCTAGTTCTAACTGGACCCTGTGAAGGTAGTAATTCTTTGTAAGCTTGTGCTTGAAATTGTGTTACTGCTTCTGACAACAATGGATGAGTTACAGATGCAGACCCTCTAAATGGTCTTGTCATCTCACGATTGTTTAAACCTAATAAATCTAAATTATTTGTATAACTTGTTTCCCAATCTTTTCTTGAAACTCTATCTTTTTTATAATCGTCAAGCAATTGATTTGACAGTCTACGTAAAACATCATCTGACATATCCTCTGCAAGATTTTTAAAAAAATCATCTACTGCATCTGCTACATCTGAAAGTGATGGAGTTTCATCTGTTTCAAGCTCAACATCAATTTCTTCTGTTTCAGGAGTTTCTGTCTCCTCAACAATTGCTTTTTCAATTTCGGCCATTAGTAAGTTTTAGTTTTTACAGTACCATTTAATTTAGTTTTAATTTGTACTTCGCCACCATTATTTAATTTAGTTTTTGGACCAAGAACAAATCTATTTAAGAAAGTTTTTAAATCTGTTGAACCTCTTTCTCCTCTTCTAGCTTTCATAGTTTTAGCATAAGTTTCTTTATCTTTAAATTTTTCTAAGCCTCTTGTAATAGTACCATCTGGACTAACAAATATTGATTTAAGATTTCTTTTTTCTGGTAAATCTGATCTTTTTAATTTTGTAATACCTTCTGCTACACCTAATAATGGACCTTTTCCTTTTACTCCTTTTACAGCTGATCTGCCTCTCATCGCTGCATCTGAAGTCATAGCTTTTCTAGCTGCTGCAAATTTATCTCCTGCACCCATTGCACCTTTTCCTACAGTTGATCCTGTCGGAAGAAGTCCTAACTTTGATGCACCCAAAGCAGCACCCATAAGGGCTAAAGCTTTTAATCTTTTTCTTGATTTTTTTGACATGTCATATCTCCTAATAATATACGTATTTACGTTCCTTATAACTTTCTATCTCATCCTCGTCAGAATAAGTTGTTACAAAAGAACCTTGCCGGTATCTTAACATAGCTTGGGTGGTACTGTCCACATAATCATCATGTTCTCCATGTGGAAACGCTGCACATTCTTCGATTACTTCTTGAGCCCAATGCTCATCTCTTGGATAATAAACTTGTCCAGATTCGAATATAGGTGCAGATGCATTTACTCTTGAATGCTTATCTTGTCCTCTTCCTGGTGTATAATCCATAACAGGGATACCCATTCTTCTAAATTCTTGTAATAAACTTTGGCCCGAAGCTTTTGCTTCTATAATAACTGTTTCTGGTTTCCAATATTTATACTGATCTAAGGCTACCATTTTTAATTCAGGAAAATCATATTTTCCTTTTATGGCATCGAGTAACATAATAGCATCAGGCCCAGCTTCGTGAGGCGTGAATATTCCCCATGTGGTAATAGCAGAATAATCTGCAGTTTCTTTTTTACTAAATGCTGTATCATATGATTGTATGACATGTTTTAATATAGGAAGATCCTTGGTCCACGGCTGCCACCATTCTCGTTTAAGGATAGCTCCTTCCTCTGACGTGGGGTTTTGCATGTATTGTGCAGACCAGTTTCTAATAGATATAGACGCTTTAACTTTTTCCAGTTCATCAAGTGACCAATACTCAGGCCACACGGGTCTCGGATCATCCTCACCCAATAAAGCAGGAAAAGAAATTTTTTCCCACTTATCTGCTTTAGGTTCAGTTTCTGCTTTTATTAATCTACCAGTTAAATCATCTTGAGCCCATCTTGTCATTACAAGAACAATCGAACCTCCTGGTTGTAAACGTTGTCTTGGTCCAGAAAGATACCAATCATAAGTTCTTTCCATAGCACTATCTGACAATGAGTCTTGTTCAGTATGTGGATCATCGATAATAAGTAAGTCCGCCCCTCGTCCTGTGATAGAACCGCCAACACCCGCTGCAAAATATTCCCCACCATGATTGGTCTCCCAACGTCCTTTAGCCTTACTATCTTCTCGTAGTTTAACATCTCCAAAGATTTGTTTATACTCTGGACTATCAATTAAATTTCTTACCTTAGCACCGAACCTCGCAGAAAGTTCTGCGTTGTGAGACACTTGCATTAATTTCATTTTAGGGTTCTTTCCTATCATCCAAGCAGGAAAGTATATGGATGCAAATTCAGATTTAGTGTGTCTAGGAGGCATGTTTACTATGAGCCTTCCTTTTTTATGTTTTGCTATCTTAGTAAATTCGTGTGCAATATGTTGATGATGTCCCCACTTATCTGGATTACTATCAGTTCTACAAATAAAATCTGGCCAAACATTCTTTACAAAATACAAGAAATTATCCTGACATAGTTTTATGTGTTGTAACCACACCTTTTCGAGCCTCTCTCGTAATTGGTCGGTAGTCATTAAATCTGTATTAGTCATCTAGATTTACTATACCTCTGGGTCCCCAAAAAATAAACCCCCTATTCATCAGAAGCCTTTCTACGTCTATTTGTGTTACAAGTTATAGTCAAAGTGTAGTAACATCGCAAAATTTAGATTTTTTAGAAAAATAAAAAAAAGTTTTAAATTTTGGATTTTAACTGGTACCTCTATTAATAGAGGTACCAGTTAGTTTGTTATTGTCTTTGTTTTAGATAAAGTAATCGAGCATTAACCGAGTTTTTTATCTTATTGACTACGTTGTGCCATTTTTTGTCTTCTGATGTATTTAACTTTAAAAAATAAGAATTGTCATCAATTCCATTTGAAAAGGTAAATTTAACACGATCAGTCGAGGGCGTTATAACGCCCTCGATTTTTATATCGTAGCCTTTATATTTAAAGGGTATCATATCTTTTTATATTTAGTCTTCAGTTCAATAGACTCGCCACTAATCAAAAATTGATTATAAATATCTTGATGCTTTTCTTTAAAAGATTTTACATCAAATCTAGTGACATTTTTTTTGATTATTTCTAAAGAATATTCTTTATTCTTTATCTTACCAACTGTGAACCCTCCAAACGCCTCAACTATTGGCAGTGTCTCATCTTTAACACTTACCCATAATTTATTGTAGTTTTTACGAAGTTCATTAACCTCACAAGCTTTTAAAAGCTTTTGAGATGTAGCTGCCTTTAGTTTAGGTAGCTTTTTTTGTTTTGTTTGTACTGACATTTTTAACTCCTTTGTTAGTGTTTTTTTATGTTTTGTACATGTCCCAGATTAATCATATTTAATGAGATGTCAAATAAATAATTTAAATTATTTACAGCCCTAGGTTGTAGGGCTGTAAATTAGAATCGTTCTAAACTGGGACGTTTAAAATAACAAATAAAACAATAAGCAGGACCCACGGCAGCAATAGCCTGATTAGCCATTTTAGTAGATCTTCAATCATGCTGCCTTTATAAATTTATTATTAATGTTACGGCCCTGGCCCTTGGCCACGAGTCCCACAATCACGCCTCGAGGATCTTTAAATCGAAGATCGTGAAGGTCTCCATTTATTACCCTTCTGCCCTTCCATCTTTTCGGAAGCTTGTCTTTAAAAACAACAGCCACGTTGTGGCCGGATCTGATGGCTGCATTGATATCTGAATCGTTCCGGCCTGAGTCGGAGAAGGTAACATTTAGATTTTTATAATCATGATCCAGATAATTTAGCACCTTAGTATACTCATAAAATTGAACATCAGGGTGAAGCTCGTGAAGCGTTCCACCTCCTTCTACTTTCATGCGATGCCACGCCAGGTCTGAAGTACCGTTCAAACGCACTGCAAATTTAAAGCCTTGGCTGGCTGCTCTTTTTTTGAGCTGCTCAATCTCAGTACTTAGCTGCCACAAGAAGGCGTTCTTATTGGTCCAGAATAAATTAGTTTTATTCAACCTGGCTTTTTGCACTGAACCCATCTGGCCCCGACCGGATGTATTTAAGCAAGCTGCAACGCATTCCTTCGAAGCTTTAGGGCAGACGTTTTTACCACTTAATGTAAAAGGTGCCAGGTGGAGGATGGCTGTTTTGTATCCAAATTTCTCACCCTTAGCCATTTTAGTCTGACTGTAATAATTAAGAAGCGGCATGAATCACCTTCTCCCAGTTACCGTTAACCTTAGCTAGTTTTATCTGATGACTGTAAACGCTGCCAGCTTCATCGAAAAAACCCAGCTCCGAGCCCTTAGCATCTATTAGCATAGTTTTCTTAATGCCTTTGCCTTGCTTTGGTGACTCCAGAAGCTTTCCGCTGCATAATATAAATGGATGCAGCTGGCTGCTTTTTATCTCCTGGCCTTTTTTTAGATCTTTAAAGTGTATCATTTTTTTTGCTCCTTTGTTAGTTAATAGAATCTCATTATCATGGGAGAGCCGCAGCTGTCAAGTTTTTTTTTGCAGCTGGATCTGCTGCCAGGATTCCAGGACCAATAAAAAAATAAATTTTTTTTATTTTAGTAATAGTAATACTGACTGAAAAAATTGCATGGCAATTTTTTAGGAAAATCGCATAGGTGCGTTTAGTAATAGACACGCACACGCAAAATTCACATAAGAGTTTTTTAGTAATAGTAATCTTTTTTTAAAAATCGCATGGCGATTTTTTAGAAAGATGCGTGGGACGTGGTTATTGCGTCTCGATTTTTTTCAATGCGTCTTTTAAAGTGAGTGATGAGTAGGCACGGATCAAGGTTCTCGGTTCACGAACCACGAAAATTTCTAGATTTTCAGAGGTCCTCTGCGAGAGATCCTCTCGCAAGATAAAAGATTGTCCACCATTTTTAAAATGTTCCAAATGCCAATTAATTTGATACTTTGAAAGGCCTAAATTCTTGACATCATTCGACTTAAGTTCAATCCAAATACTTTTCCCATTTATCAACCAAAAAACATCTGGAATTCCATTAATTGTATTGCTTTCTAATCGAAAAATTTGACCTTTTAACTTTAATTTTTTGATACGTTGCCAAAGATTTTTTTCAGATTTTGCCATTGAGTTATTAAGTCAATAACATAAAAAAAGGCCTAACTCCACTCTCGCATTGTTAGGCCTTTAACTAGTCAATTAAGTATAAAATTTCTTCAAATAGTATGCAAGACTTCTCTCAATGGTTTTAGAATAAATGATTTTTTTACTACCAAAATCTTCTCTGCAATTTGAAAAATCCTTAACAAAATCAACAAACGTTCCATTGTATTCTTTTTTGTTTTTACAGTATAAGGACCATAAATTCATATTAATATATAACTGGAATAATTGGAAGTTCTTTTATATTTGTGTGAATTGCACCACCATTGTTTCCCTCATCATCACTTGTAGGCGTTAGCCAAATACCATTATCCAATAATATTTGAACTGGTTGATTGTGCCAACCTTGTTCTTCCATTTCTTTTTTAGAACAATATTCAATTTTTACAATTTGTCTTCCTACTAATTGATCTGATATTTTTTTAATCCAATTTATTTTAGTCATTATTACTCCTTTTTTGCCATTGCACTTTTTTTGTGTAGATGGACGTCAAGATTGGTTGCATAATCCCAAACTACAACAAATCTCTCAAGCCAATTAATTTGCTTATCTGTGAGTTTGTCATTCCACATAATTTCTTCATCTGCACTTCCTAATGGGGACAGTTTCTCTCTGTCCCCAAAATTATTGTAGATTTTAATTAATGTATCAATACTAACCATTATTTACTCGGTAATTCTTTCAAAGTGTTTTGAGGAATTGTCATATTGATATTAGTTTGTTTTGCAATCATTGATATTTGAGTTAAAACCTCTGACCCAATCATATCACTATGTAATAAATCAGTGGCTTTTTCTTCTAACTCATCTAACTTTTTCAATTCTTGACCTTTTTTTGAATTATAAAAAGCAGTTTTTGTCTCTTCCTTACATTGTGATTTTAAATAATTATTTAATCTATCTGTTAGATCATAAATTGCACTTTCATAATCATATTTTGGAAGATCGTATTTATCCCAATTACGAGTTTCTGACCAATTTTCTAATTTATCTCTAATTATAGAAAAAAACTTTTTGACTTGTTCTCTTTTTTCTTCAAGTCTTTTCTGATAATTTTTAGAATAATCGTTAAACTCTTTTTCAACTTTTAGATACTTCTTAATATCTTTTTCAACTCCTAATCTTTTTACAAAAGTTGGAAAGTTCTTTTGAGTTGTTTCGTTTATTTCTGCTTGATGTAGAGATTGAATGACACTTTTCTTTTCATCAAATTTTCTTGATAATTTTCTTTGCCAATATTCTCTATTATCTTTGCTTATTTGTTTATTACTCATTATTGCTCCTTTGTTTTTTTTTATTTAAGTGTGGTGCTTTGGTTAGGTCAATCCCCACTACTCACACCACAGATTATTTTTATTTTTTAACAATTGTTAAAAATAATCAAAAAATTCTTTTAACCTATACTAAAACCTCCACTGTTCTCGCAAAACTCTGCAAACTCTTCAACATTCTTTACTGAAAAAGGATAACTTCCATCAGAGTTTCTTTTATTATAAATCTTTTCCCATTTATCGTGATCTTTTTTAGGAAAATCTTTTGGTGCTAGGTCTTTTCCAACTCTTTTGCAAACTTCTTGACAATGTTTTTTTAACTCTTTTTCAACTTTGTCATTATGCTTTTCTATTTTTTTTCTTCTTGCTTCCCATTCTGCCTCAAATCGTTTGGTATGACCTTTTTTAATTAAATGCCTTAATTGTTTGGCTATTTGAATTGCCTCTTCATTTTCAACTATACAATGATCATTATAACTCCAAGACTTTTTTTTATCTTCATCAATTACTTTTGTATGTTCTAAAACGTAATGAGCAAGAGGTCGCCACCACCACACATTATTTCTGAAATATGCACCTTTTTGATTTTGGTATTTTTCAAGTTCTTCAAAAAATAAATCTTGATCATTTTCGTATAATTCATTTGTTGGTGCTTTATATTTTTTATTCTTTGGATTTAATCCAGTTAAGTCAAAACCCATTATTGCTCCTTTGTTAGTTTTTTATTTATATCCCATGAATATAGGATATTAGAATTATTGTCAAGTATTAAATTTGAATAAATAAACTTAATAAAACCCACAAAAAGACAACTATTACTATTGCAAGTATAGGTTGTGTAATAAGAAAATAAAATAATTGTGCTAAAAATCCCATCTAAATAAGATGGCGATTAATATTAAAATTTCAATAATTAAATTTTTTTTATATCTTTTATTACAGAATTTGGAATTAATGTTGTATTGCCTATTGTTTCTATTTTCTTTTTATCATCTGACAGTGAATAATCACCAAAAATTCTAGTAATACCCTTTGATTGACTTAACAGATGCCCTTTAGTTATACACGTTGCTAATTCACTTTTTTTAACTTCTTCAAAACTACTCCAACTTGAATTTGAGACAATATCAAACCACTCACAAGAAACCATAGGATATTTTTCGATCTCATTAAAAATTTTTTTTGGTATTAAAATTTTTTTATTTTTCTTTTTTACTTTTTTCATAAACTTACATAGTTATTTTTTAGGAATATGAAATTTACATAGTCATTTTTTAGGAATATGAAATTTACATAGTTATTTTTTAGGAATATCATTTTTTATTTTCAGTTAAAATTGAAACTATACCCACTGAAGTACTTAAATGTGAATTATGAATTTCATTAAACACTGTCATAAAACCTCCACTATTCAAGAGCTTTTTCTGGCGTGACGTTAATGATATCTTTGGCCTCTCCGATTTTACTTTCAAGTTCGGATAACCTTTTTTCAAGTTGTTCACGACTCATGCCCTCCAATCCTACATGTGTTACTTCTTTTTTATCTACAAACATACCTGCCATTTGGCCAGACCGGTATTCTGCATTTACTGCTACGGCAAATTGTTTTTTATCTTCTGCTTTTTTGCTTAATGTTTCAAAACGTTTATATTTTTTTAATTTATCACCTTCATGTTTTTTTAATTCCTGGTTATACTTCATTTCCATATAACGCACTACATGTGGATTTTTATTTGGATCTGTTAATCTGCTTGCTATCTCTGTAGGACCTTCTGGCTTATTAGATTTATATCCAGCTCTCTTTGCTGCTTCTACCTTTGTAATTTCTCCCCAATTACTTACATATATATCAACAAAAGCTTTTTGTTTTAAAGTAAGCTCATTTGTAGATTTAAGGGTGTTTTTTCTTTTAGCCATTTCTTGACCAAATATATCATAAATTTTTCCCAATACACTTTCTTACAAACAAAATTTTAAAATAATTTTTCTAAAAAATGCCCCCTCTGTATCTTATTTCTGCCATATTCCTAAAACTGAAGATATTTTCCTAGGAAATTCCTAGTGTTTTCCTAGTCTAAAATGCTCTAGAATTGTTGTATATCAACGTTTTTCCTAAAACTAAGCTAAAAAAGGCTTGTTTTAAAAAAAAAAAAATAAAATGTTTGTAAGGAATAGTACTAGGAAAAAACTTTGAGGCCTTTCGGCCCCTTATTAATAT